TGATTCATTCCGTTTTTTTAACCTTTTTCCTGTCTATTTTGGCGGGAAGGGGACAGGTTTTTCGTAAAAGCACGGATCTCCTGAATGGTATATGGAGATTCGCTTGACCCGCAAAGCATATTGATATATGCGCTTCCAATACTTGTATTGAACTCGTGGGTATGATCTTCAGCCTTAACGACAGCATTTTCCTCGTACACACGGTCTCGTTTCCAGAACTGATACCATTTCTTTTCACTCTGCAACTTCATCACCTCCTTCAGTTAAATAGTGGAACATATTCGTACTCCGCCGTATCGGACAACAAATCATGTTCAAGCATTTGGGCAAAATAATTACCGTAAGAAACAGAGGTGTATCTGTCCTTACGGTCATTGTTGTTCATAATTTTGATCAACCCAGTCTGATCGCCTCGCTCATATTCAAGATTGATCATCTCATTGATTAAAGCAACCGTTTCTATATAGGGTCTTTCAAAGAATAGCTGCGCTTCAACATCAGCAGTCGCATATTCTGGGATAAAATTAGAAATCTCATCAACCGCCTCAGTATTGCTGATCAGCAAGTCGATCATCCCAGAATTCAGAGCATTACGCATGGACTCAGCAATATTGCTGTTCGTTTCGAGTTGTGCCTTAATGACATATACATTCTCTTCAGCGCCGGCAATCTGAATTCTGTTCGCAACCTTTTCGTCGTTCATACATTTCCATGGTTTGTATTCAATGTTTCTCTCTTCATCAAACAAAACCTTTGCGAGCATGTCATAAACGGAAATACCGGCGTTACGTCCGTCGAGAACGCAATAGTCGGCGTTAAAATCCGTATACAATTGTTTGATGCGGATAGCCTGCTTAGTGGTCTCCCCTCCATGAACAGACTCCATATAGACAACCTGACGGCGATATCCTCTTTTAACTGTAATATGCTCGCCGGCTGTGTCCATCACCTTATGCTCCTGGCTTTCTGGCAAAAGTCTGATGCAGGAGAAGATAGAGTTATCCGTATCGTTTCCGCCCTCCATTGCAATATCACAAGACAATACTCTGATTTCCCCCACCTGTTTTGGAATATCGTATTTGTTCTTTTGCTTCAAAAGAGCTTCATCATTTCTGCGCGGATAAAACGCCCTCTTTAGTCTTCTGTTTCGGTTCAACTGATCATAGTTAAAGAAAGACCTGGCATTTTCCGCAATCATCTGGTTCTCGTACTCAATCGCCCAGGACATCGGATCGAGTTTCTTTCGCTCTTTAATTAGGAAGTTCCTGGTTTTAATGTTGTGTTTCAAAGCAATGCTGTAGTCCATCGCAATAACACACGATGTACCACCAGACAGCATATCCTTTGTAAATGTCTGAATCAGATTCCACATCCAGTGGTTCTGATACCATGCGGAGCTGATATACACTTCCTTAGGCTCTTCCTGCATCCCGGCATACTCTTCTTGCTTCAAATAGTCTGCTTGCCGAACAAATAGGAACGGAGAAAGAACACTGTCAATGATATTCTTCGCAATCATACGGAACTCTTCGTAGATCATAACGGTCGCACGATAACCACGAGCGTTCTCATTAGCGGCAACAACTACAATAGAACTTCCGTTCTTAAAAATAACCTCAATCTCATTCTGGTTGTCCTTAAAACTGTCTATCTCCGCTTCAAGCAGCGGCGACTTTGGCAAAAGCTCCTTTTTTATCTTTTCTGACACGATGAGTCTCGCCTGTTTCTTGGTAGCCGATGCCACAACGATCCTTGCCCCAGGCCGTAGGATTGCCTCTTTACAGGCGAACACGGCAATAAGGAAAGACTTTGCTGCGGAACGGGCGGCTACAATGCAGAAGCTTGGAAAATACTCCATCAGATAAAGAATGATATGCTGATATAGATGAAGAACAATCCCAAAGTAGTGCTCTACAAACCTCGATGGGTTTCTCCTATAAAAAGTGAGCCACAAAAGTACACGCTGAACATTTTCTACTTTGTGCAAATAGTGCGTAGACGGGAAATGTTCGTGCAAATGCTTTTGCCGCTCATCCATTAAAACATCATAGTTCATCACATCATTCCTCCTGGGAAAGCTTGTATTCCTTATCAAGCTCTTTTGATCCGGTTAGGAGGTTTTTCAGAGGTCTAAAAATAAAGCGAGAACAATAACTTCCTATATCATCAAAGTCCTTAAACAACTTTTTGTCCTTGTAGAATTCCGCCGGGGTATACTTTTCAATATCCCTTGCCCATAGGCCAAGAGGATTCAACTGGACGGACTCTTCCTTCTTCTGCCGGCGATCCTCAAGCTCAGTCGTCGCCGCATTGATATATTCCTTGTATGTCTTCGCCAATGCGCCAATTCCAGAATCTCCGTTCTGCACGGACTTCTGCAACTGCAATTTCAAATAGCAAAGGCTCTTATAAAGCTCGTCCTGGCGCTTATCCTCAGGTTCACCGTATTTTTTCACCCAATCGTCATACTCATATTGCAGCGTTTCATAATCCTGATCACTGAATCCAAGACCGAACAATTGGATGGTCTCAATCGGAGTCATAATTTTGGGATTATCTTTTACCGCTTGAATTGTCTCTGCGTTTTCGACTTTATTTGCTCTGCGGTAAAGAATTGTATCTGCATAAGACGCTCCCTTTGTCTGCGCCAAATTCAACTTGGAAAAATATTGGCTTACCTTACTTCTGTTTGGAGACGGGTGCTTTTTGGCATTTGCCCATGCTCCTTCATCAAAGCAGGTGTTAATCGTCGCGCACAAAAGCTCCATCGCTTTATCCTGGTCTCCGTCAAACACCTCATCACGATAGTATTCAAAGGATTTATCCAGGCACCTTCTGCAAATCGTAAGATAACCGCCATTACCTGCATAATAAGGAGACGGGGTGACATTAAAATTATCCTTCTGTCGCATATATCCCTTACCACATGCGCTGCAATGATACGGGTATTTGTCGTCGTTCTCCAAATTCATTCGTTCAGGGCGCTGCGTTTTTGCTGCGGCTCCCTTTTTCAAATCATTTGCCACTCCATTTCCTCCTTTCGGCAATAATAAAAAAGCGACACACAAAAAGTGTGTCGTAGAATGGTGCGCTCAGCGGGACTCGAACCCACGACTCGCTGCTTAAAAGGCAGCTACTCTACCAACTGAGTTATGAGCGCATATTAAGTTTACCCGGTTTGCACGGTTGCCCCACTTATTTAACGCCAGTTGGTGACTCCCTTTAGGCACAAGACATGCGCACACGGCAATGTGCTTTTATGTAGCCATAGATAAAATTGCTGTTCATGTCTTTTTTATTATGGTGGAACGAGATGGTAACGATCCATCGTCCTGCGGTTTTTCAGACCGCCGCTCAGACCTCGTAAGCTATCGTTCCATATAAGAGGGAAATCGCCATACGATTTCCCTGGCTCCAATATACAACATGGTATATGGAGTATGGCGGCGCAGGTAGGATTTGAACCCACGGTGCGCTCATCACGCACGACGGTTTTCAAGACCGCTGCCATAAACCAGACTCGGCCACTGCGCCATATTTGGTCGGTAGGGTTGGACTTGAACCAACAGCGTTTCTAATGTCACAGTTTTACAGACTGCTTCCTTCGCCAATTTGGATACCTACCGATTTTCATATAAATTAAATGCTTACTATGTACTTACAAGTATTAAACCCCTGCCCATTAGAATTTGGAGTTGTCCTTAAAACAATACTCCTCTGATTACCATATTCAATTAGATCCTTCATAGGAATCACAAACATATTCTTATTTTTATCTGAGCAGAACAATATATCTAATGGGTGATCTGTAATTCGGTCATAAACCCCTCCATTTGTACCACCTTTCGATGTAAGCGATATCTCTGCATTTTCAGAAGATGAGAATTTGCATTGAACTGTTTGAAAAATCCCATCCTTTTCTACAATCATGTCATACCACTGAGTATCATTTAATGGTAGTGACACTGTGTACCCATTTGCACCGAAATATGCGATTGCTAAGCTTAGGCCGACTCTTCCCCTATCTTTGTTAGTATTTGCTATCAATATTCCTCCATAAATATACCGCGTTAAATTTCAATGATTGGTGCCGGTAGTAGGAGTCGAACCTGCAACCTGCCGCTTATCTGGCGCTACGGGGTATAAATCCGCTGCTCTGCCAATTGAGCTATACCGGCATGGAAAGCCATAACAAGACACAAAAGAGAAAGGGAGGTAGAAAGAAAGGAGATGGTTTGAAAGAAAACTTAAAACATAGATATTGCTGTATGTGTCTTTATTGGCAGGGGCTGAAGGACTCGAACCCTCATCAACGGTTTTGGAGACCGTCATGCTACCATTGCACCAAACCCCTATATTGGCGACTCCAACGGGACTCGAACCCGTGACCTCCGGCGTGACAGGCCGGCGTTCTACTCTTCTGAACTATGGAGCCATACTGGTGCCGTCAATGGGACTTGAACCCATACGAGATTGCTCCCACCAGCCCCTCAAGCTGGCGTGTCTGCCATTCCACCATAACGGCATTCATTACTTGTCCCATGGGATTTTATCGTATAGATCATACGGGGAGTCACCCGTGGCAATCTTCTCAAATCCGCCAGGAACGATCTTCCATAGTGTATGTTTTTTCTTTTCGTTGTTCTGGCTTATCTGAAATTCCTGCCCGCATTTTGTCGTACAGTGTACGCCCAATCCGTTTTCTGAGGACGGAATTTTTCGTACTAATCTCTGTTTACTTCCTGCGTTTTCTGTCAAAGATTTTCTTGGCACAAATATCTCCCTTTCTTCATGGTGATGCCGGCGGGGATTGAACCCGCAAACTCCGGCTTGAAAGGCCGGCAACTCTACCAATTCGTCCACGGCACCATTTGGTACTCCCAACGGGACTCGAACCCGTATTACCGGCTTGAGAGGCCAGCCTCCTATTCCAGTTAGAGGATGGGAGCATTTTTGCACAAAACCGAACCAACATCTTATGATAGTTGGCTGGGGTAGCTGGACTCGAACCAGCGAATGCGGGAGTCAAAGTCCCGTGCCTTACCACTTGGCGATACCCCAATATTTTCTTATCAGATGTTGCATTCTGTATCAAAGTATGGTATAAATGTAACAACCAAATCGATTGGAGGCAATGTATTATGGCCGAAGAAAAAGCAAAACGCGCTCGCCGCACTGTGGAAGACAAAATCGCAGAAATTGACGCAAAGATCGCAACTCTCGAAGCAAAGAAACAAGAACTTCTTCGACCCGCTAAGATGAAAAAGATTATCGAAGAAGCTTCCGCCAACATGACTCCAGAAGAAATGGCTGAAAAACTTGGCATTAAGCTTTGACCCTCTCGCCCCGCCGAAAGGCGGGGTTTTACTTTTACCGTGCCTGCACTCCCGATTCTCCAAACAGGATCTCTCGCTGACCAGGCCATACCATCCAGTCCTTTGTGGCAGAGACAAACGAGCGTAGTTATTTTATTGATCGTGCTTTTACTACCACACGGATGGTACGCCAGAGAGGAATCGAACCCCCAGCCTTAGGATTAGAAGTCCTATGCTCTATCCGGTTGAGCTACTGGCGCATATGGAGATACCGATAGGACTCGAACCTATGATCCTGGGGTTGCAGCCCAGTGCCTTACCACTTGGCTACGGTATCATAGTTGGTGCTGGCGGTGGGACTTGAACCCACACGGTATCGCTACCAGCGGATTTTGAGTCCGCCGCGTCTGCCATTCCACCACGCCAGCTAATTTTCACAGAGCACCTTGTTTGGTTTGATCAGTTAAAAGTTGATTCCGTGTATAAAATTGCTGTATGTGCTCTTTATGGTACGGGTAACAGGGGTCGAACCTGCACAGGATAGCCCACCAGATCCTAAGTCTGGCGCGTCTGCCAATTCCGCCATACCCGCATATAAACCTGGCATAGCGTTAGGCCGTCGCCCGCAGCCACTTCTAAAGCGTCCAATAGAAATGCCAGGGTATATCCCACTTGGCTCTACATCACTAACGGGCTGTGGGCTACCGAGGGATTCACCAACTCCCCAAAGGCTCGACTATTATTTTTATAGATGCCCGCGATCAAAGCATCTTTGGCAACAACCTGTCAAGTAGATAGTCACAAGTGCGCCTAATGGAGTAGATAGCGGGATTTGAACCCGCCCCCTCGGTTTGGAAGACCGATATGCTACCGCTAACACTATACCTACATGTGGTGCTCGATGACGGGATCGAACCGCCGACCTCATCCTTGTAAGGGACACGCTCTCCCTGCTGAGCTAATCGAGCATACTGACCGATTCAAGGTATCGGCCATACCTTCAGATATTCGCTATCCAAATGCGGCGGTTTCATCAAAAACCTGCTGAACTTCATTGCTGCCAGATGCAAAGGTTTCAATTCCCAATTCCGTTTATAGTCTCTGCTCTATTCGTTGGGCGGGCATGGTTGCGGGGACAGGACTCGAACCTGTGATCTTCAGCTCATGAGGCTGACGAGATAGCCGCTTCTCTACCCCGCAATATATGGATAGTTCCAAAAATAGCAATTCGCCAAGACACTTTAATACATTCATAAGCCCAATTTATGTGTAGTAAAGTTGCTGTGAGTGTCCTTCTGCGATCACGCTATAAAAGCTCTCTATCCTGCTTTTTAGTCTGGCTGGCACGGCGGGACTCGAACCCGCAACCCTCCGGTTAACAGCCGGATGCTCTACCAATTGAGCTACACGCCAATATCATCCCACGAGACGCATTGTTGAAAATAAGCACAAGCGCTTACACAAAGATAAACCCGAATCATCTTTTTTTTGTTTCTGTTAATATTGCTGTTAGCGTCTCAACATCCAAGGCACACTTTGTTTCTTGAAGAGTAAGAATTACAAAAAGTATTGCTGTTCGTGCCTTATATAAATCACTTCATATGATCCACAATCCCATTGCAGATCTGTTCATAGAACGCAAGCCATTGAAATGCATCTCCCTTGGTTTTATCGAAATTATGAAAATCATATGTTTTATCTCTCATAAGGAGAGCAATATCATTTGGTTTCATTATTTCAAACAACTTCATAAAGTTTACGAGCTTGCACCATGCCACATTATGAAGTAAAATCGACCCCCAATTATCATCATAGATGAATTTCTTGGATGCGTTTTTACCAAGATACTTATTCGCTCTGTATGAAAATGGGGTTCCATAATCCGCTGAGTCAATCGGCATCTCAGGGCAAAAGTATTCGTTATGATATATGTAGATATCATAGTCTTTCACAAACACCTGAGATTTCAGCTTTATGAATTTGACTCCGAATACTGACTTCATACCCTTTAGTTCTTTTGGTTTTATTGGCCTTTGTCCGTAGGATTTACATACACATTGAAGCAACTCATATCTAACTTCATACCCAAAGAACTTTTCCCATACCAATTCTGGCTCTGATAAAGTCCACATGAAATTCACAATATGGGTGTTGTTGTTTTGTTCCTGAAATTCACACATGTCGTACCAGCTATCGCCCATTCTTGTAAGTCGCAGCTTAAATTCTCCCCATGGAAATAATCGTCGCAAAACCGTTCTTCCTCTATAATCAATGCAGGAGTCGTCCGCTGCGTCAATCAGGAGATCTATATATCGAAGGTATCCATCGTCATCATAAGGCTCAATCCTCGCATTAGGCCATGACCTCTTCGCATCGTCAATCGAAGGATAATACAGATGCATTACACCATTTTCAGTTGTAACAGCAAATCGATCCATTGTATTTCCTCCAATGTTTTTGTTGGTCTGAGTGGTGGGACTCGAACCCACAGCCTCGTGACCCCAAATCACGCCGTCTACCAATTGACGTACACCCAGATAAGTGGTGGAGCAGGCGGGAGTCGAACCCGCGTCCGAAATTCCTACATGAGCAAAACATTCTTACGCAATAGCCAGCTTTTAAGCGTTTGCTTGTCGGCGGGTGCCACGATGCCAGCACATCTTACCCAGGGCGTACCGGAACGGTATCGCCTCCACCACCTTGTTTGTGTAGGGGTAACAAGGAAACCAAATGGCCTATTCTTCTATCCTCAAGCGTTTACCAGGCCAAGTTCGCTGTTTTGGATGCTCAAGCTATCTCAAGCGGCAATCCGGCTTGCTGCAAAAGCAGCAAAAGCAGGATGAATCATTACAACAGTTTCGTCGTTTCGTTTTGTTTTGACCCTTCGGCGGTATCATACCTGCGTGTTTTGCACTCTCAAAACCCCGTCGAACCCATTACTGCCCCATATTAAATTTTGGTCGAGACAGAAAGAATTGAACTTTCGACCTCACGATTATCAGTCGTGCGCTCTACCAACTGAGCTATGTCTCGAAATTACTGTGCGTCCGAAGAACCTCGTCCATGGCCGATAGGTTTTTGACAGGGATAGCAGTCAAGTAATGAGCTGAACCGCACAAGCGTCAACATAACCAACACAGATTACTGGTGGAACTGATGGGAGTTGAACCCACGACCCCCTGCTTGCAAGGCAGGTGCTCTCCCAACTGAGCTACAGCCCCATATTGCTCCGCCCCTTTCGAGGCGGAAGCAGATTAGATAAAAGATTAGCAACTAAAGCCGGGCAGCAACGCCAACGAAAAGGTCGCATAGTAATAGTTGGCCGAGCCACCCGTGTGCACACTACAGAAACCGAAGTTAAAGTTGTAATAGGCGGAGCGGAGCCACTGACACACACGATCTCCATTTTCATCAAGTGCAAAGTATGGCACATCCTCCTGACGATAATACTCATACCAGTGTCCCTCTCCTGGAGCAGAGTAAATACAGCGGCCAAACAGTTCCTTTTCACTCTTCAGCCACAGCTTACAGATACTCTTGATAATATCCTTACTGCAACTGCCAGCGCTGGTCAGCTTGGTAACGGGCTTGATAATAGCCTGTAGCTCATCAGAGCAAAGAGACAACAGCTCTCCGTCCATCCGCTTTCTTGCCTTGCACTGATCCCAGCCGCCGGCGTTTGTGGCCTCGTCATTCATAGACCACTCATCTTTGTAAGCCCTAACCATATCCCACGAAATCGGTGCCTTGCCGCTTCCGTCGGCCAGATCATCATGGTCAAATCCAATGATTTTCCATTCAGCATCATAGCCATTCTTCATATGGTCTTTCTTTGTGGCACCAAGCGCAAAGGTCTCACGAGCCTTTCCCGCAGCGCCAATTGCCTCAATCTCACTCCATGTAAGATGATTAAGATCCTTCAGCGGGTACACCATTGGAACTGGGACAATCGGCCTACTGTTCACCATAGGCACTCCACAATTGGCACAGTCAAAGTCGAGAACAATCACGCCATCCTTGCATGATACATCGATAGCCTTAAACATACCAATGTCTTTCTCTCTGATGCTGATCTTCATAGAACTGCTCTCCCTTAAAATAGATTAACTAACTCCTTAAAAAAATCAATAGCTCAATCATACCTATCACTGGGTCTTCACCCTACCTCCATTGTCTTCTTACAATTTTCTGCCACCAGGAAGATAAGTCTGAGCTTCGGGGAGCGACCCCTAACTTCTTACCCCAGTATCGCAACAGGATAAGCCATGCTGCGTACATAAACCTGTGCGGGAATGCTTACCCGCAAATTTCACCGTTCTTTCAGAAATTTTCTTTTACAAAACCCATATTTGATATAGAAAAGATCATCTTCAAACCCGTCATACGGCTACTTTAACCGGCGACTTTCGTTATAGCAGAATTTCTTCTGCATCAAGACGGAGCGTATTGTTGGCCTACCTCTGTCATTATGGTTGCCACACCATAACCCCTTAGGCTTATTCTCCCACTGGGAGCGTCTATTGCTACGCCCGAAAGTTCCGTGCATTTTGCAGCGACAACTCTTGGCAACACACATTTTTGTTGGTGGTTTCCGCCTCCCTACGGTATATCACTATACCATAGCCGCCCAATCGAATAGGTATCCCTATTCAACCAAACGGAAATTACTGTGCGTCTCAGAGCGCTGACACGCTTTATTCACTGAGTTAATAATAAGCATGATTCAGATATTGATTTATCAAGGTTCGATGTCGTTGGAGCTGGCGGACGGACTTGAACCCCCGACCTACTGATTACAAATCAGCCGCTCTACCAACTGAGCTACGCCAGCAGATTGAGATTGATTAACTATCTCCTGTTGACATGTATTACTATACCAGATGAAAACGAATTTGTCAATAGGAATTAGCAAATTTATTTTTCTTTTTTGGTGGCTGAGATTGGAGTCGAACCAATGTCTCCTGCTTATGAGGCAGGCAAGAATACCACCTTCTCTACTCAGCCAAATTGATCGGGGGATTTGCTCCCCCGATTTATTTTTCCTCTCTTACCATGCGGATCAGCTCGTCGCCTGGACGGAAAACGACATTCTTATAGCTTTCCACCATAATGCGTTCTCCAGTTCCAGGGTGAACGGCTGGATGAGATTGGAACATCTTTGGCTCAAATGTCCCGAACCCTCTGATAGATACCTTATCCCCTCGAACGAGAGCTTCTGCAATCTCTTCAAAAATATCGTCAATTGCATTCTTGATCGCATATTTCTTATACGATTTCTTTTCTGCCAATGCGTTAATTAAATCTGTTTTGTTGATATTCACGCCACGATTTCGCTCCTTTGTTGACGATATGCGTTTGTATCAAAGTCAACATCGTAGTAGGCCATAATCCCATCGTATGTGCATACGCAAACCAACTGCTGCTGCGAGCCATAGATCCTCTTCCCCACACAATAATCGTCCATGCCAAGAAAGCTGCCGGCCATAACCGTTTTTACTCCCTGCACATTATCAATCTTGTTGTGGTGCAGATGGCCTGACAAAATCGCATACACGGGACGCTGCGCCATGGTCTGAAGAGACTGTACTTTGCTTGGCGATCCGTCGTAATCTCCATGCACACCAAGGTATGTTTTGCCCCTTATATTGACCAGATACATGGTGTCGTCAATTTTTTCGTAGTTGTCAAACACAACGTTCTGAAAGTTTTGCAGCCTCGCTTTTAGATACCACTCAACCAAATCGTCGAGCCGTTCATGCGGGGATGCAAGGTCTTTCTCTTCCAGGCGAGAATGGTTTCCTGCCACTGAAGAGAAATAAACATTCTTAAAATATGGACTCAGTTCTGACAAGAACTCTGCTATCAGTTCAGAAACACCGACAACTTGCTCAATCACATTTTCTCTGTTTGAGACGGCAATTGATTTATGAATATTTCCACTGATGAGATCTCCGTTTGCCCATACATAGCAATTCTCTGCCCCATGCAAATTTGCAATGGAGACAATCTTCCCTATGTAATCCTGTAGCATCATACGGCAGACATCAGAGTTGTAATAGTTCCAATAGTTATCGACACAAGCTCCAAAATGCAAGTCATTTAGACTAACAAGCAGATCCTGCTCCGTAGGCTGCACATTATTCTGGGTATATGTAAGCTTCGGTAAAACACCATTCTCAATCGCCCTCTCAAGGATCTCCTGGTTTTCATCCCGTCTTGCCATATCTCTTACAACTTTGTTAAGAGCATTTCTTTGGTCAAAAAATCTTTGCCGTTCCTTTTTGAACTCCAACATTTTTTGGTCAAGCTCGTCCAAATACGATTCGCCGCATGACTCGCTTGCGTATTTCTCCTTGAAATACTTCATAACCCGATATCCACAGTACGGGGTCACATTGGCCGCTTTTCTAAGGCTATCATAATGCACATCAAGTCCAAGAAGATCCACAATATCTGACCACTCAAGATCAGGTGGATTTTGCTCTATCTTGGTTTCAATCAACCTAAGGCCATATTCATATGAGTCTTCATTTTCCAGTTGGCTATACTTCGGATTCAAGCTGTGTCCCTCCCATCCTGTGGTAATGGGACGCAACGCTCAATGGTTAAGTTTATTCCAACCACCCCATCCCATCTTTTCAGTAAATTCATAAGGTCATAGCACTTCGTATCGCAATCCGTATATTCCGTTATTGTCATATCACTTAGATCAATAATGGCATTGTCGAATCTTTCTCTCCGCTCGAAATCAGCCATATTTTCGCTCCTGCAATTCTGCTCGTTTCTTGCGAAGCGCCCTTTCCTTATCGATTTGCGCTACGATGTTGGCCGCTGCATAGTTCGTATCAGCAATTGCCCTCATCATTCCCTCATGCTCTGTTGCATAGTAATGGTGGCGTTTTGAATCCTGAACCATTGTCCGCGTGACCTTGTACTCTGGGTACAGCTCCCGGAGTAACTTTGCCTCTTCTTTTGTTACTGGAATCATAGAATAAATCAATCCTTTTCATAAAAATGTCCCAGGCCGTGAGTATTCCCACGGCCAGATGGACAGGAGATACCGAATATCTTAATAAAAACGGTTTTCTTCCCTTAAAGGCATTTATCGTATATGGCAAAGATAACATCGTTGATAAACGGCTATAACAATCACAAAAACAATTGTTTTTTCATTATCCGTTAGCTGTAATATGCGTTGAACAACGGGTACAGCAAAAAATATTTTCAAAATAAAAACCGTCTTAATTTTTATGAGATTTGTAATATTTTGCGTTTCTCTCAGCCTTTTTCTCCTTATTCCTCGCCTCTTGACATACTTCACACCTCTTTTTGTTTTTTACAATACCATCAACTTCAAACTCAGCTCCACAATCAATACAACAAATAGTCTTTTTAATAATGGGCTGATATGATGCACATTTACTACAAAGCTTTTGTTTCCCGTTTTTAGGTATAAATCTCTCTCCACATTTCTTACACTGGATAGAACCAACAGGCAAATTTTGCTTCAAGTTATATAGAACTATATCCCCAAAACACATCCAAAATACATTCTTCCGTTTGCTCTGTCTCATATGGAACAAATACTTCACAAGGATATCGCAGCACTCTATACGATCAATTTTTAATGTAGCAAATCTTTCCAGAATTGAATCTCTAATATATGAGAAGTTCACGTTGTCATCATAAAAGCTGATTGAATAACGATATTCCTTTTCTACTGCGTTATATAGATCTATCACTTCTTGTTTGATAGTTACATTCTTTTTAGGATCGCTCAGCATATCTTGATAATGGAATACTCCGATATTTTTAGCAGCAAACGACATTCTCTTATTCGGAATAATTTTGTCGAGCTTATTTACCACACTATCGTTTTTCTTTTGCACTTGATGTGCCGTTTTCCCTTTCGCATATATAAAGAAGTGCGGCGCTTTCATTCCAGTGATTCTTGAGAGCCTCGAATTGATATGGTCTGGCCTGGTTGGTTTATAGAGCGTCTTTGCATAATCAATGCAGAAGTTATTCTCCATACAAAGGATCTTAATTGCATCAAGGTCAACATCGTCACTGTTCCAAATCTTCGTAATATCATTGCTGATAACTCCGATGTTTCCGCCAGTCCACGCAGCCCGCAATCCATGGAAGATTTCTTCCGGCGTTACAATGACTGCGCCGGCTTTTGCCATCTCATAATACAGAGGCACAATGTCTTTCATGTTCCGCTCCGCAATCTGGATAATCAATGGATCAGCACACACAAGGCTCTTATCTCCGTCGCAATCAAACTGCAAAATCTTAGAGATAAGATCGTGGCAGCTTGTATACAACGCATTTGGAGTGAACCACTTCTTTGTCTCCCTCGTCACGACATTCTTTCTCACCGCATGTTCTCTGTATAGATGGGGAGACCTCAAGCAGTCAAGCTTTTCGCATCCTCGATATAAGTAACTCGACACTTCACCGTCTTTCAAAAGGCCAGACGGGTCTTTATCTCCAAGAAACAGCCATTGGCAAAAAGCATACAGGTCAGGGATGAGGAACATATACTTTGCTGATAAATCCAGTTTCGCAGCCCTACCCTCTTTAACCAGGTTCTTCTTGATTTGCCGCAGCATCTCTTTGGTGTACGGGTCTGAAAGAAGCTCTGGGTATATGCTTAAACACTCCTGAAAAGCGTTCTTGTTTTGATATTGGGACGAAGCCCCAAACACATCAAGCATCGTCTCTCTGTCCGACGCGATTTTCAAAATCTTATTGACCGAACGATTCGCAAGCTGCTCAATCTCATCCGGCGTTATATCAGTCAATGTCTGAAGCATCTGGTAGTTCAGCTTGGCATCAGGCAAAAAATTCTCTTCCTCGTTGCATTTTCCAGCGCTACACCCATACTTCTGGTACATCGCAATGTACTCTTCCCAGCTTGAATAGTATTTGTGCATCTTGAACTGGCTCTTCGTAAAAATAACCTGTATGCCCTCTTCAAGAATATCATGTTCTTTCCCATAGATATCTTTTACTATGCCATGGCGGACACCAGGCTCTTTCTGATCCGCTTCCATAATGAACTTGTCATATGGGAATACGGCAAGAAGACCTTTTACCCAAGGAAGCCGTACCATGGTGTTCTTCTGATTGCACGATGGAAGAACCATCCCACACCCATCTGTATGGGTAATCGGGATGTCCATTTCTTTCCGCTCCGCAGTGTATGTCCTATGGTCGATAAAATCAACGACTCCATGAACCATCGTTTCCATATCGTCTACCACGATAGACTTCGTGATATCAAATCCCTCCCAGGGATCGGTTGCACTATTGCACAAAGCGAGGTATGCGAGGTATTTGTTGATATTGATTCCACCATGATCATTGATCGAATCTACAGTAAGACCGCACATAAGCGTTTTCTGGTGTTTCTTCCACACACCCTCTTTGATGAATACGGTCTTCTTCGTCCTGATCTGGCCGGCAGACGCAGTAAAACACACATATCTTTCTCCATTGTAAAGATATCCGTTAAGAATTAGGTCTTCAATCACATCAAAATAGTATGTACGGATCACCATGAAATCATCGTAGAGTTGTCCAGTTTGCATACCAAGCGTCCTGGTCAGCATCGACTCAAAGACTGAAATCACATTTTTGTCTACCACATATTCGTCCCGAAGCTTTCTTGTAGCTCTGTGAGACTGTAACAGACGAAGCAATTCATCTTTTAGTGGCTTAATGCTGCTATTGTGATTTTTTATCTCTTTCGTAATCTGACGAATTCTATCTTTGTCTCCGATACAAACCGGAGAATCTTTTGGTATCTTATACAGCTTGCGATACCTCGCCTCTGCCTTTTCGAGAGATAGGCCATTATAGTGGTACTCAGATAGGATTTCTTTCTCAGCCTTTAGCCTATTCTTGCATAAACAGTGGTCGTTAATTGTTTTTTCCAACTGCTTTTCTTCATCTGTATAAAATGCACTGGTATCAAAGCTATAAATATGAATCTGCTTATCGAGACTTATACCTATCTCCCCCTAACGGTCAAACCTTAATTAAATCCCCGCTCCAAAACAACCAGCCGGCAGGATCTTCTTTCAACGAAAACAGGTTGCCATATTTACCAACGCCGTCATCAACAATCGCCGTAAACTCATCGTCTTCATGATCAGCAACAAATTTCTTATACAAATCAGAAAGGCGATCATAATCTTTGCCATTTCTAATTGCGTCAACATTTAATTTCACTCTGTCTCCGCTTTGAATCGTCTGTGTTGACTTCTTGATTGCCTGTAGGCCGACAACTACATCAAATGAGTGCTTGTCGATCCCAAGCTTTCTTAAATTTTTCTGCTGCTCCCGTTTCTGTTCCCTATTCATGTACGCAGCCTCACTGTTTCGATGTCAAATACTCACCAAGAAGAGCAAGAACCTCTTCAAAGAACTCTCTCCAATAAGGATCGATCTGAATTGAAGATTTGTTGGCCTCATAATAAGTCACAGCCGTTCCGCCAAGAACATACGACATCGCCTGCCAATCGCAAATCATTTCGAGGTAAGCGCAAATCTTTGTGTCTACGCTGTACGAAGAAATAAACCCGCCGTCCTCATCAACCCAGTATTGCCAATGGTGGTCATTTCTTCCGCAATGAATCTTCCACGCCTTATCAAAAGCTGCCTGGTCAACCTGCTCACCATCAACAGGATAGAAATGTTGACGATACGGGACGAACTCTTCTTCTGAAAACTTGCTGTCATCATGGCATTTGACTCTCCAATTCATTTCGTCCACAATATAAGGTCGCTGAAGAAGAGGAACGCCCGTTGTGGCATTTTTCAGTTCATCCCAAGCCTTTTGAACATTTTTCTTATGATCTGCAAGATAGTCCATATATTCACTGGTTTTTTGCAGCAAATCCGTTTTGCTTACCATGTAAAATTCACTTCCTTATCATATTTCTGATTTTTCTAACATTCGAGAATAAAATTGCCGATCCAAGCGCAGCATCATCAAGTGTGCTTGTATGTCCAAACGAAATCCGAACCGTTGATTGCGCCGCATCATCCGACAGGCCACACGCTTTCAAAACATGGCTCGGAGAGCTGGAACCAGAAGAACATGCGGATGCTGCTGATATACAAAGCCCGCTATTATCGCACATCCTTACAAGCAGTTCAGCGACAACACCAGGAAACCGCAGACTCAAAATATTTTCGACTCGATCCTGGCCTCTAAAATTCACATCAAATTCGCAACCATAAACCATGAGATGATTCACAAACTTGCTTGACAGCTCATGATACAATGAGATCTCCTTACCTATGTTTTGCAATACATTAGCCGCAGCAGCTCCAATGCTCGCAATTCCTGCAACATTTTCCGTTCCAGATCTTAGGCCGTATTCCTGACCTCCACCTAAAATAATTGGTGATATCACATCTCTTATGTACTTTGTCAAATACAATGCTCCAACGCCGCCACATGCTCCAAATTTATGCCCACTCAATGAGAGCATATCAACACCAAGCTCATCTACATCTACACACATGTGGCCAACTGCCTGAACTGCATCCGAATGAAAAAATGCACCGTTTTGATGACAAAGTTCGGAAATTTGTTTGATTGGCTGTTTAACACCGGTTTCGTTGTTTGCCGTCATTATACTGACCAGGCCAACATTGGACTCTTTCAAGACGGTTTCGACACACGCCAGATCTACAACACCACTTTGTAGCACCGGAACCTTAATTACTGGCACTCCTATTTCTTCTGCTCTGCTAACCTGATTCAAAATCGCATGGTGTTCAATACTACTTACAACGATACATTTTTGCTTAGAAATCAAATACGGAATCATTCCAAGTATTGCAAAATTATCCGATTCTGTTCCTCCAGATGTAAAAACAATATCATTCGGGTGGTCTGCCCCAATCAAATCTGCGACACTTTCTCTTGCGCTATTAACAACTCGTCTCGCCATACCACCTGCTTTATGTAATGAGTTTGGGTTCCCTACCATATCGCTTATCCATGGTGTCATTGCCTCAAATGCTTCTACTCTAACTGGCGTAGTAGCAGCATGGTCAAAATATATCATATCAATACCAACCCAATCCAAATTAAGCCTGCTGCTCTTCAACAAGCAATTGATACTCTTCGTAATTTTCCCTTACGACATCGGAATAGAAATCCTCATCTAAACTGTCGTCAATCGGTGTGAAATCATCACACGGATTTTCTTCATTACACTTTCCATACCAATAGCAGATGGCGCATTTATCATTATGGCTCATCTTCACCGCTCCTTTCTGAACTTACATGCGCATCATCTCCTATCATACTTAATCTTTTCTGCCTGCCTCGTTCAAGACGCGCCTTTGAAGCTTCAATTTGTTCTTCTGTTAATACCACTTTCTTTTTCGGCTTTACTTTCATCCACGACGCTGGAATATGTGCGATCAGGCTTCCGTCGTTGTTTACATGCCGAATGTCTACTTCGTCAGGATGAGACTCTTTCAGTTTGTAAATATAATTGATCCATTTGCGCTCACTGGTAAACAAAGTCGCATAGTTTTCCCCTGCTACATGATCAATTGAGGTTTCTCTAATATCATCCATCTGCATCAATCTCCCGCGATAAAAATTCACGTATATTGTTCATGCAGATATCTCTCGCAGTCTTATTAAAACCGTCAATTGCGTTACATGGAGTATTGCAGCAGACCAAATCACACGGAGGTATAACCGCACGATCACAAACGAAATTAGCCATATTCTCTTTGGAGGAAGAAAGAAATTCAAATACCGTCATGTTCCACCTCTGTATCTGAAACTCTATCAAACTCCAAAACCCAAACCATTGGGTTGTCATCCCAAGAGTATCGATTTCTCATCGGTTTACTAAGCGACATATCCCACTTATCCGAAAATGCAAATCTGGGATCTATAACACCAGGAAGCCATATACCCTCTTCCCTGATATCGTCATCCGAAATATCTTGCAGCCGCTCTTGACGAATAGCCCTAATAGAAAGGAATAGCCTTATCGCCTCTTCTGGAATCCTGGTAGACTGCACCCATAAAATCTTCTTCGTTTCATTTTCTGGATCTGCTCTGTAAACATACTTGCCGTCCACATAAGCCCAGGTTTCCTTTATGCCTAAAATATCTCCAACACTATACGGCGGGGATGGATCTCCGTCCGTCTCTGAAGATTGTCGGACTGGAATACGCATTTGCGACTTATCGCCGCTTAAAATCATGCGAATATCCTCTCCGTTCATCTTAATGAAAAATTGTCCGATATCGTTCACCTCCTACCACTTTATACATGCGACCATATAGATCCGCTGACTATTTTTGAGATAAGGTTTGGCGAAACACCAAACATCTCTGCGATCTCTTTCCGATTGCACTTTTGCCCCTTGCCTTTTGGAATATAGTTCTGGCGAATATATAGAACATCAGCCTCTGTCAACTTAGACATTCCGTTACTGCTTCCAACATAAGCGCCGATATGGGACAAGTACCCAATTCGGTACGGGACATCATAATCAATCAACTCCATATCAACCGCATGAAAGTAATTCTCTTTCCTGGTACACCACTCAAGGTTCCAAACATCATTGTGCTGCTTGCAGCCATCAAGATGATTTACAATCTCATAGCCGCATTCATTTGGTAAATAGGTCTCTGCCACACAGCGATGAACATGGACATTGAGCCTTTTCCCGTTGATCGAAATACATGCTTGCAGATACCCGCCGTCTCCATATCCGAAAGAATACACATGGCCTGTTTTGGCATTCCTAAGTCTTCCCCATGTGGACACTTCAAATCTCCATCCATAATCCACACCTTGGTATACTGCTCCACGCCATTCCTCAATCGATCCGAAAGGAATCATGCTCCCCGCTCCAGACATCCGTAATGAAAAAGCCTGATCTGCTCTTTCTTCTTGAGTTCCTCATCCATGGGAACTCTCTTATCGCACCCAGCTCCAGCGGGGCAACCTCGCTTGTGTCCGGTCAAAAGGCAGTAGTTACACGCTTGGCATAGGCCGATCCAGCGCCAGTAGTGACAACCGTTACAAGGATGATTCTTGTCAGGCTTTTCAATCGTCAGCATTTTGATTCCCTCCATAAAGATTGATTAACTATTTCCTTTTATGATTTTTTGTGCGGCCACTTCATAGTGCCGTTCCCATATTGCGTTCAACAATCTTTTTCTGTCTTCATCACTTCCGGCCTGGCGCAGCTCATAGAGTAAGCATCCAAGCGCTTCATCTGTCTTATCAGCAATCCTATACGTCTTGCTGATCTCCACGGCCATGGCTTCGCCAAACTCAGTTCTCAACGAACTCGGCAAAAAAGCTTCTTGCGTGGCCTGCTTGATATGGCCGGAGATAAGCTTATTCGCCATTTATCTCTTCACCATCCTTTGGTGTAAACCCATTGCAGTTCAAAAGCCAAATCGGATCGAAATTAACAGGCCACATAAACCAACCATTCTCAAAACCATATCGATCAGCTTTGATGCCAAGTTTAATCATTTGCACCAGGTTTGTCTGCTCAAACATTGCAAATAAATTCGTATCGTTCCCAGGGTAGCGGCAACAACTATGCGTGTCGCCAGGAACATTGCCTCTATACTTGCATTCGTAACATTTTGCCCTCTCCAATTAACCACCTCCCTGCCGCAGAGCGTCCAACGCCATCCCATACGCCTTTTGAAAGTCGCTGTTCTCTCCGTTCTTCTCGATCCACTCAATCGGCATTGTAAACGCCAGATACATTAGGTGGGAAATCAAGATCCGTTCCGCCTGCTCATTGGACATACCATCATAAAAGTACGGATCGAGTCGTCTGCCACACACTGGGCAAAATTTGAACTGAAGCTCTTTTGGGAAACGCCAATGGCCTCCTGAAACCGAAATCGATGCGCCGGTTTCATCCACCTTGGCCGTAGCCAATTCAAAATTGTACTTCCTGCAAAATTCGCACATTAGATTAACTAACTCCTTTCTTATATACTAACCTTATTTAGCCAATTTGTCAAGAGGTTTCGCATACGTTTGCTCGGAATATAGATATTTATTTCATTTCCATCACGAATTGCGGATCTCCAAATCCACTGAATCATCTCGCTCAACGCATACTTATCCTCGTCCACAACACACCCATGTTCCTCAAAATATCGTTTCAAGAAAGGGTTGAAGAAAATGTTCACGCAATAAGCCAGGTTCTTTTTCTCCCTATACTCATTGGTTGCTCGGCAACTGCATGAGACAAAGCAATTTTTGAATCCATTTGGCGTGATTCTATCTTTCTGCGCCTTAAATGCAGTCCACATACTGTTCCCGCTCTTTCCAGCGTAGTGGTGCCGCAAAACATTGTATAACCCATCACGCATTTTCGTACATGATACTGGATTTCGGAAATGTCTCTCAGACCATGAGGAAGAAAAAGCGAACTTTTCGTCTCCAATGCTATTCAGCTTCTTGTTGTCAAAAATGTGTACTTTTTCTTTTAGACCTGGGATCTTGGTAAACTGATTCCCAGTTTCCGAAAAGTAAAAGCTGCCGTTACGCTGCTCCACACCGATGTATCGATACGAAAAGCCGTTAATGTCAAAATAATACTTCTGAAGCTGCGCTTCAAACAGATATGTCAGAACGATTACCTCATCAAAAGCCTGGAACACCTCAGGAGGAAACATCCAGAACAAAAATGTGTCGTTGTAGTAGAGCAGTGTGCCGGCCTTAGCTCTCAGCATAAGGTCTTGGAAAGTTGTGCCAACATAGTTATCGTTGAGCCATTTTACCCGGCAGGTTTCCTTATCAATTTCGATATATCCATTTGCAAGGAGATCCATCACATCGCCCTTAGAGACATTGATCTCTTTCACGATTTCAAATACCTCGTCCATGATGAGCGTATAATGTCCCTCTTTGATCAGACGGATAGTATCTTCCGTATAGCTGGCGAAAAGAGCGTGTGTACTGGAGATGTTGAACCCTCGCTCCAAAAGGAAGTGTAGGTTGAGCAGTTTGCTTCTCGGTTTATCCTTTGGGGACTTGAAATTCTTTATTGGGCAGTTGTCGATAATTCTGTCGCACTCTTTTAGATACGGAGTAATGAAGATAAACTTCCCCTGAGAGTCATTCATGTAGTTGATCGCAGCGCTGGTCTTCCCCGCTCCCATAATTGCGTCGCAGATTTTAATGTCCAATGGGTCGTCCTCCTTTGACTTTTAGACCTTACAGAGAGTTAATTATGTAAACTTTGCTGAAAACCACTCAGCAAAACGCCCCTAAAAAACAGTGGAAATAGCCGTTGATGAAGTAATTTTGAAAAGTGCTTCCCTTTTAGAGTGGGTGGGGGATACATGTATTGTTTTTCTATTGTCGAATAGAAAAATACCTCTCTACTCATGTTCTCATAAAACCATGGTCTTCAAAGCCTTTGTCTGAAATAACATGAATACACATGTTTCGATACAGAGCCTTGTCTTCCTCATCCGTGATCCCCAAGTATCTGAGGGTGACTTCCGGCGAACTGTGTCCGAAAGCTCTCTGAAGCATCGAAATGTCGAGGTTCGCCTTATCAGAGTTGTACTTGTACTGGTGCCAGCCCCATGTCTTACGGCAAGTGTGGGTTCCAACATTCTGTTTCACTCCACATGCCTTTGCCGCATCTTTCAGAACCTTACGAAAAGTCCCGACTTGAATAGAACCTCCCTCTCTGCTGGGAAACAGGTAGCCATTACAATGTAAATAGCTCCCCCTCTCTGGGAAACACCACTCCAACGCATCCTTACAAGCTTGGTTAAGGAACACCGTTCTAAACTTTCCCGTCTTGCTCTGTAGGATTTCGATGCCGTCAGAGGTGTCCTCCATATCATCATTCATCCTTACAGATCCATCAGGGCAGAAAACCTGGTTCATCTTTAAGGACAGAAGCTCATTGGCTCGGAGTCCCAGGTTGATACCAAGTGTAAAGGCAAGCACATACTTCCGATCCTTATGCTCAAGAAGCCAATTCGCCATAGCAATGATTTCCTCATGCTTCTTGATAGGGTATACGGTCTGCCGTTCGTTCTTCTTGTAATTGTGGGGTTTCTGCTGCTTGAAGAACTGTTCCAGGCCAGGGTGAAGTGCTACCGTAACAATTGCATTCTCGGTGTACTGTTCCATAGTGATACCTCCATAAAAGATAATTTAACTATATTCTTACTAATGAAAATTACCGTTGCTGTACGGCCAAAAGTTACGGTATCTCCTTGCTTATAATTATAGCAGAGCGGGGTGTCTTTGTCAATGAAATCTGGTGAAAAAGTTGATTATTTGCTTCCTTATAAGGCAAGGATGAAAATATAACACGATGTTCAACGCAGATTTCCTTGCCAAATCCACCCGTTAGGAGATGTTGAAAGAAATCTTGATTCCAAAGAAATAGGCGATGATCAACCTATTGAGTCGAACCCGTTCTCGAATAATCTTTAAGGCAAAGAATAGTACGATGAACAAGGTGGTGATGTAAGGGATTTGTTTGGGTGAAAGATTTAGAGGTGTGGAGAATGGGGTACAAGGCGAAATTTTCGCCACGATTTTTCCGGTCAAAATGTAAACCATCCCCCTTGCCTTGCCTCCCCTGGGATAGCGTGGGCGGCGTTGGTCAAGGGTAGTTCCGCATACTCCACAAAAGCGGAATTGAATTCCCTGGCGCTGGGCGCTCTCCAGGGCTGGCCGTCTGGCCTGGGATGCTGGGACGGCTGGCGGCATGGGTGGAGCGCCTGGGCGGTGGCCTCATCGGGTGCAGGTGGTGGGCGGCGCTCTTATGCTGTGATTTTCTGTGCGCTCCCTCTCTCTTCTCCCCTCTCCCCCTCTCTCCCTCTCCAGATCGTCGGCTCCCTGGGTGCAGGCGGTGGGGCTGGCTCTGGTGTTTGGCTGGGCGCTGGCTCTGCATGGGCGCAGGCGTTCCCGGTTCCCTGGGCTGGGTAGGGCTGGCGCTCCCTGCTGGCCTTGCATCCTCTCCGCCTCTGCTGGGTGCTGGCTTTGCCTTGCGTCCTCTGGCGCTGGCTCTCCCCTGGTTCCTGCTGGCCTCTGCTGGGCGTTGACTGCCTGGGGGCTGCTGGGTGCTGGCTCTGGCTCCGCCTGGGCTTCCCTGGCTCCAGGCTCTCCGCCTTGGTGCAGGGCTGGCGGGTGTCCAGGCCGTGCCGGTGGTAGTGGCTGGGCTGGGTGATGGGCAGGCGGTGGGCGTGGTGGCTGGCGTATCCCGTTCGTCAAATTGCACAAATCAAGCCTTGCAGGTTTGGTTATTATTCAAGGGAAAAGCGATAAATTTTGAGCGGTTTTTTCTTGACTTCGCCCATAAAGTGCGGTATAATAGTACCAGAGTTAAGGAGATAGTAAATCAACTCCGGTTCGCCGCTTCCCCTCTGATGGACGGCGGGCGGAATCCCCAAAAGGGATTAGTTAAGCAATCTTGAAAGGAGATCGACACCATGAAACTGAAAGACCTTATTCCCCTGAAAAGCAAGATCGCCGTCTATGTGCCTGCTACGGTCGATGTAAACAAGGAGATCGACAACTCCGCCCAGGTTGAGCGCGTGGCGCGCCTGCTGTCTGAGTGCTTCGGCGGTGCTACTGCTTCCCCTGTCCGTGGGTATTGGGTAGCTGAGAATGGCGCTCTGGTGGCTGAGAAAACAACGATGGTATTCGCATTCTGTGACACGGCGGCGGCTGAAAAGTACATTGACGATGTTGTTACCCTCTGCAATGAACTGAAGCACGAGATGGGGCAAGAGGCCGTGGCGCTTGAGTACAACGGCAGCATGTACTTCATCTAAGGAAATAGTTAAGCAATCCGGGCGGCGGGGACTTCTCCCCGCTGGCCTGGGACTTCAAGAAAGGAGCTAAACAGCATGGCAAGATTGAATGAGCGGAACGACTGGTTTGACCTCTGGTTTGAGGATAAACAGGCGATGATGGGCACGATGATGCGGAACATGGCGGCGGACTTGGCCGCTGGGTACAACTACTTTGGCGCAAGCATTGCCAAACAGCGCGGCGAGATCGAGCGGTACAAGGCGCAGTTTGATGAAGAGATGGAAGCGTTCAAGGGAATGGATGAACCGGCTGTGAACCGCTGGTGCTTCTACGACTTGAAAAAGCGGGGCGCGATTGAGTAACCCACCTGATGATGGAAAGCTGGGGACTTTCCGAAACCGCCTGCGGGCGGTCGTGGGAACCCAAAAGAAAGGATAAACAGCGGCGTAAACCGCCTGACGATTTGAAAGGAGCTTTTACCATGAAATACAATCTGCATGAAGTCATGAGCAAGGCGTGGGAGATTTACCACGCGAACAAGCAGCCCGGCGGCCTGCGCCCTGTGTTCTCCATCTGTCTGGAAATGGCGTGGGAACACGTCAAGAACTCCAACATCCTGAACCAGTGGCAGGCGATGAGCGAGCAGCAGCAGATCAACATGCTGACGGCTTGCGTCAAGCGGGCGGCAAAGAACGAGATCGGCTACAGCACGGAAGATCACTATCTCCAGTATAACGAGACTGTAGCGTGGTTCCTGGGATACCATGGCCTTGATGGGCTGGTGAATGAGGCGTGGCTGAAGCTGGCGGACCGGCTGGACGCTGACTATCTGGAAGCGCTGAACGCAAAGCGGGCGGCGGCTGGCAAGGTCAATATCTCTCTCACCTCTCTGGTGTATCGCTCCGCAAAAGACGCTATCCGCAAGGTTTACAACGACGATATCAAGCGCGGGCGCGGTCGTGTGGACACCATCACCGACAAGAACGGCGAACAGGTGGACGCGCTGGAAACCGTAGCGACGAACCGCAAGGACAACACGGAACCCGCCGTCGTTTCCCGGCTGGCGCTGGATGAATTCGTGAACGGACGGGACGAAAAAGACCGCATGATTATTGAGGGAATTCGGGACGGTTATTTGAGCAAGGAAATTGCGGCCATGATCGGAATTTCTGAGGCGGCGGTGTGCAAGCGCCTGAAGAAGATCCGCGCTGACCTGGTGGCCTCTGGCATGGTGGCGGCGTAAGGAATAAGTTAATCAATCCGAAAGCCCTGGCGCTGGATGAGCGCCGGCGCTGGGGCGGATGGATTGAAAAAGTGAAATTTCCGGTTAATTTCAAGAACAGAACAGCGGAAAACATAATGGAGGGCTTTAGTATGTTGTATTTCAGAATCGGCTTTGAAAATGGCGATAGCCTGGAAACCGGCTTCAATGGGACGTTGGAAGAGGCGAAAGCCTACTACCTGGGGCGTGTGTTCAACCTGGGCGCGGTGGATGACGATATGCAGCGCTGTAACAGTGTGGAACAGCTTCCCACGCTGGAAATGGGGCTGGCGGCGTGGATTGCGTCCGGTGGCCTGGTGGTTATCACGGACGGCACCGTTTCCCGTCAAGTCGTTTCCGTCCTGGTGGATGGGCTGGACTTTCGCCTGGTGGTGGATGGCTGGAAGAATCCCGTTTACCTGCCCATGGTGGATGCCTACCACCTGGAGGGCTGGAAGGTCGAGCATAGCGGAAGCAGCCTTTATATCATGCCTGATGGTGTGAATCTCTTTTAATAAGTAGAACAGACGGAGGGAACAGAAAATGGAAAATACACGGATGATGCGGCGGAAAACACGGGAACAGCGGCGGAAGCTGATGCGGAAACAGAAACTTTATGGGCTGGTTTTCGTGCTTCTCTCCATCCTGATTTGCCTGGTGTGTGCTACTGGAAAGACCCCGGAAGATAGGGATGCAACGGCGGTTGTTCTTCTCCTGCCTTTTGGACTGTACTTAATTTTTACTAAAGAAATTTGCATCTGTGGTTAATTCCCCTTGATGAACGGCGGAAGATATAACAGAAGGAGATGTTACCATGACAACCAAAACCGATTTTCACTCCATCATGGAGCTAAAGGAAAGCTTCAAACCGAAAAAGCGCGGCTGGATTGACCAGGAAGAGGCGGCGCAAGTCAAGAAAGTGCTGGAGCTGGATGGCCGGACGGACATTGAGCTGCAAAACATCCGTGATATGGCCGTGATGCTTTATGGGCAGTGGTCGAGCAGCAGCCGGGCGGATGGCAAGTATGAGGAAATGGATGCCTATATGGACGCAATGAGCGCGATCTGCGCCGTTGTGGACGGCATGAAGATGCAGCGCGGCCTGGAGGTGTAATGAATGGAAAAGCTGACGAAAACGGAAATCACCTGGGCGGTGAGCGCTCTGGAGCTGACCATCAACTACTATGAGCAGGTGGCACGGCGCAGCACGAACCAGATGGAGCGCGGCATGGCAAAGCTCCAGGCGGAAAACCTGGGCAGTGTAAAAAGCAAGCTGGAGCGTGTTCTTTCCGGCGATTGCAAGCGGATCGCCGTTGAATAAAGAATAGGAGGATTTTATCATGGCAAAAATCACGAGGGCGCAGATCGAAAAGTGGAACGGGCAACTGAGCGGCGGCTTTAGGCTGGATGTGATGCACTTTGTCACCTGGGGCGAAAAGCAGGCCATTCGAGATATCAAATTGGAAGATGGGCGGATTCTCCGCGTCACGGTTGGATATCATGATGTGGTGGAAAACTTTCGGACGGTGGCGCAGCAGCCCTCTATTCATGTGCAGGTGTATGAACCGATTGAGGGAACGGATATGATGCGCGGCAACGGCCTGGGCTATCGTGTGGATAGCGGGGCGCAGCAGCCCAAAAAGAACTACAAGGTGCTTTGTCAAATCGCTTCCACGGTGGACGATGCCAAGGCGCTGGCTCTGATGAAAGAGGGTCGCGACAAGCTGAACAGCCCTTTCATCATGTAACAGACTGGCGGGGAATTTTTCATCCCCGCCTTTTTTATTTTTCCGGTTAATTTTTGTCATTCTGGACTGTGTGATATAACAGAAACCAAAATTTAATGGATTGGAGCGGTTGAAATGATTGGAATGAATGAAGCGCTGATTCTTGAAAAGCGGAAAGATATTCTGGATGAAATTCTCCTGGCGCTGGAGGCGTTCACGGATGACATTCTCCCAGCGATTGGTGAAAGCACCTTTACCATCACTCCATCTATCGCTGACAACTATCCCAATAAGCTGGTGATGACCTGGGAGTGGAAGCGTCTGCAAAGGCGGATTGAAAAGGAGTTTATCTTCCATGTGGTGGACACAAAAGAGGGCTTTATCAACGAGATAAAAGCCTATCTGTTTGACCTCACCATTTCCATCATAAATCTTTGATGGATGGTAAATTATCTCCGTTTTAACCTGGTGGGTATAATAGGAGGGATAAAACCATGGAGCGAATTACAAAATCTCAATACCTTGCAATCCCGAAAGCGTATCGCGGAACCTTTGAAGATGTTCGCGGCGATCATCCTGAGTGGAAAGGCCGGCGCACCGCTTTTCTCCCAGGCCATGGAACCGTCCTCTTTATCGAGGGCGTTTCCTTTGAGATCGTGGACGATGTGAAGCACTATGCCGTATGCATCAGCGATGCGGACGGCGGAAGCGGTGAGATGAAATGCACCGCAAAGAATAAGACGGAAGCCCGGCAGCGTGGCCGCGAGTATATCAAGGCATGGAAGCTGCGTGGCGCAAAAATCGAATACATCAGGGAAATGGATGCTCAGGAGGTGCAGGAGTATGAAGCTAAAAGCTGAGCTGGACGGCGTTCAAGCTGTCTTTCAAAAGAATATTGACCAGATTAAAGCCTATGCTCCCAGGCTCAAGGCAAGCGGGCGGTATAAGGTATTTGAAAACCGGCTGGCCTGGGATTGTTTGAGGGCGTTTGTCGGCACGGAGGTGCTTTGCTCCTGGTATGATAAATACGGATGCCACGATGTTCATATTGAAACCGTTGGACGAGCCGCCCTGAAAAACCTTGGTGTGATTTAAGATTGATTTATCGTCGTGGGGGTGATAGAATAGTGCTATCACCTACCACGATTGGAGGGCGGAAAGATGAAGAAGTGCTGTCTTTTTATTTCTGTCATGCTGATGTGTTTTCTGTGCGCCTGCTCTGTAACAGAACAGAAAGAGCGGACTACAATGTATGATATCATTGAGTCTGGAAGCGCGGAAGAAATTGCAGCGGCGGCAGAAGCAGCGGTTGAAAAGCATGATGAGCTGTTCAATCTGGCGATGGATGAGATGTCCGCTTGGAATTCCTATGCGGATGGGACGGGTGCGGAAGATGCGCTGAAGTCTGCCCAGGCCGCAATGGTGGATTTTTTCGTGGAAGAGGGTTTTTCTGCGGATGAGTTTGGCGGAACCGTGGAAGAGGCACACAATCTTCTGACCGCTACCAGGGAAAGTCTTTCGGATGAATATATCGCTATCAGCACCCACTATTCTGAGATTTTGAAAGATGAAGCCGTGGAAAATTTTAAGGATGCCATTCTCTCCGGCGAATAAGAAAACTGAATAGGAATACATATGCGACGCAGAAAATCTGCGTCGTTTTTTTATTTTACTGGTTAATTTTTGCCGTTGTCGTGCGTTAGATATAATAGGAACCAAAAAGATATGGAGGTTTGTATCGTGGTCGAGATGTATGTTTCAGATAGCCTTTATCTTAATGCGGAGGTGCTGGACGAAAAGCACTGGATGATTCATTTAAGCAATGGCGATGAGATCCCCGTAGAGAAAGACCCTGAGCATTATGGAAGCAGATGGGGATGGAAGATTGGGACTCAGATTTTCAGCGATGACAAAACCGCCCTGCGGTATCTGGAGCGGCTGGTTGCTGAAAAGCTAACCGGTAAGCGCATTGTTCTTCACGCAAAGGGAGAAGTCCCTGAGATTTGCGGCGTGAATGGTGCGGCCTGCCGCGCCCCTGGTGAATGCAATCGAGCGCTGTGCAGCCGTTGTCCGGTGGCCGAAAAGTTTTTCGCTGACCGTGACGGCGTAGAGCTGGTGTATGCTGTGGATTGAAATAAAAAGCGGGGAGTCATCCCCGCTTTTTTTATTTCAAGGTTAAGATTTTTAACTCTGGCCTGGCAGATATAATAGGAGGTGGTTGCAATGTTGAATATGAAGACTGCGAAATGCAGTTGCAATGTTATGAACCCAATTTCTGAGCGGCAGCAGTATGAAATCAACCTGGTTGTCCATCAGGATGAAATCTTCCGCTATCAACTGTTGTCCAGGATGAAGATGGACTGCGAGTATTTCCTGGGCTTTGGCAATATGGTTGAGAAATACCTGTGGGCTGGAAGTGTGCAGCTTCAGATCGCCTACATGAAAGCAATCTGGAATAGTTTTCCCAAGGATGGAAAGCCGGAGTGGTTGACCATGCGGCAGATCGAAAAGTACGAAAGGAAGATGGTACAATGATTGTTTCCTTTTCTTCTCCCACGGACAGAGACAAAAAAGAATATGTGCTTATCGGGATGCGTCCGTCGTGTCTGGATGACAAGGTAAAAATCACGGCCATTGATGATGATTCTCATGTTGGTGTTCTCTTTATGGGACTTGATACCTATATGCGCCTGGGTGAAGACTACATAAGAGAAAATGTCAAGCTTCAGCACTATTCCTCTATGGATATGTGGTGCCTGGAAGTGTCACAAAACAATTATTACAATGACCAGGCCAAAAACCCGGACAAAATTATCCCGGTCAAGTTTATGGAGGTTGAGGCGGGAACCGGTCGGCAGGTGTATCGCGGTGAAGATGGCCGCTATTATCTGCGCGAGGTGTCCAGGCGTGAACCGTTTGCAAAGTGGTATATATGCGGAAAGCGCCGGGTATTTGAAGACGGCAGCGAGCCGAGAGCTAACCTGATTTTTGAGTGCGGCGGACAAAAGGAAAAAGTGCGCTACGATGACTGGAATGGCGTTGCCGCATACTCTGATACATTCAATCAAAATTTTCATAAGGAGATGTAACCATGTATTTGAAAAAGGAAACGCTGGAGCAGATTAAAAGAAAGTATTCCGTTTTGATTGTTTCCGATGATGACGTTGTGGATGCGTTCAATCTGGTGAATGACATCATGACGGCAGAGGCGGACGCAATCAAGGAGCGGGAGCCGACCGCCACGGCCTCTATCAGCCGCCTGGAGTCTGCCGCCTATGAGGTGTTCAGCATCGGCGGAGATATTGAAAACGAAAATTTTTCTGAGGGTGAGTAAATTCTCACCTGGATTCGGCGGTAGATATAATAGGAGGTGAAATTTCATGGTTTCCTACCAGGACAGCGCCGTGAATATTGAAACAAGATATACCGTCGAGTTCGTGAATAACAAAAAGGATTGGGATTACATCTGCAAGGGGATCTTCAACCATGGTGAGCCGTGGGATCGCTATCAATCCCGCAAGTATTCCAGCCTGGACGATGCAATCACTTTTTACCTTGTGCATTATTTCTCAGACGCTACATACGATGTTAGGCTGTTTGAAGAAATTTTGCTGGATGGCAAAGTCGTTCGGGAAACATATTTTGATTCATCTTCATTAGGCCACTACATCAGAAGCAATATTAACAAGGCCATGGAGGATGAAATTCTCAAGTTAAGGGAGGGCAGTCGTGATACCCAGGAGTTAATCTCCAAGTATGATGCGTTCATCGAGAAATACAACGCAAATAAAACCTTTAAGGAATTCTGTGAATCAATGGGCGATGCCCAGAAATAATAAGGAGGAACTGAATATGAATAGCAATCTGAAGAAGTCTGGCCTGGGCAAGTATGCCGGTGTGCATGGCGTGGTTTTCAAAAACGATGTGATGCCCGCCGCTCCTGCCAAGGGAGTTATCGGCAAGGCTGGCGGAAAAACCTGCAACATGCCGATGGATTCCGATGGGGAATTTGAGAAGCGCGTCAAGCGGTATGACCGGCAGCGTCAGGCTGCGGCTGAAGCCGCTGAAAAGGCACGGCTCAGCGCTGTAAAGAATGAGACGGAGGTGGAAGCTGTGCCGGCCTGATACGATACGGTTTTGGAGGGTTCCGTTCAAAAACCCTACCCCATATTTCACCGCTTATTTTTTTTATAAGCGGTTTATTTTTGCGCATTTATAGCGGCAGATATAACAGGAGGTGCTTTTCAAATGAAGATTAAGGTTTGTGCTGTGTGTGGCCGCGTCATGAATGAGGATGAAGATACTGTTTACACCATCAATGAGGGGACTGACCGCGAGTATATCGAGTGTGAGCAGTGCCACGATCAGGAGTGGGAAGTGAATGCTATTACCAATTGCGAGGGCTGCGGGCGCTGGTTCTCCGCCGACATTTTGCAGTCTGAAGAGGTTGCCCCCGGCCACACCTTCTGCCCCTGCCCCGCTTGCGGCAAGGATGTAGTGGACGGCCTGACGAAAGAGGAATTCATGGAGGATGTTTATATCCCGAAATTCTCCGTCGTTGTCCGCTTTTGCAATCAGGCGCGTGGCTATATCGTATCCGCAAATTCCAGGCAGGAGGCCATGAAAAAGCTGGTTGATAAAATCGATATGACCGGTGTGGATTCCATCAATATTGCGGAAATTCTGCTGGATGAGGATGTGTTCTGATGATTACTCTGCGAAAGAAAATTGAAGAAAGCAAGGCGTGGTATCTCCAGCGCTATGGCGTATTGGATTGGCAATGGGAGGATGAAGGTCTCCCCTATGCTATCATGGACTACCATAGCAGCGTCGGCTCCACCCTGGACTTTTCGGAGGACGATTGGAAAGCCTGCGAAGAGAATGGCTGGAGCAAGGATGAAGTCTTGATTCTGTGCGATGAAAAATAAATTTTAGCAGTTGGTTTATTTTTTCCGCGCTCAAGCGGTAGATGTAATAGGAAGACAAATTCACCTACAACCTACAACCAAAATACTTAGGAGGTAATTCAAATGGCAGCAAATGTTGAGACTATGTTTTATGTTCGTGAGAAGCCGTGGCACGGCCTTGGGACTTGCGTTGAGGAAGCGCCCACCAGTGCTGATGCGCTCCGTCTGGCTGGCCTGGACTGGGAGGTAAAGCAGAGAAGCATTCAGGTGTGCGGCGGTGCGAAAATCGAGAACTTCAAGGCCAATGTCCGTAGTTCTGACGGCGCTGTGCTGGGGGTCGTATCTGACCGCTACCAGATCGTGCAGAATGCGGAGGCGTTCAGCTTTACCGACGAGCTGATTGGCGGTGATGTCCGCTATGAAACCGCTGGCAGTCTTCAGAATGGCAAAAAAATCTGGTTGCTGGCACGGATGCCCGCTAAGAAGATTGTGGGTGATGATGTGGAGCCGTATCTTTGCTTCTCCAATACCCATGATGGTTCCGGTGCTATCCGCGTGTGCATGACCCCCATCCGCGTGGTGTGCAACAATACCCTGAACCTGGCGCTGAATACTGCTTCCCGTAGCTGGTCTACCAAGCATGTTGGAGATATCGACCACAAGATGCAGGAGGCGCGGATGTGCCTGGAGATGGCGGATTCCTACATGGGTGAGCTGGCCGAGTATGCCGACCGGCTGGCGAATACCAAGGTCACGGATGACGAGCTGAACAAGCTGCTTGACGAGATGTTCCCCGTGGATGAGAACGATTCTGACCGCAAGAAGAACAGCGTTCAGAAAGCCAAGGATGAGTTTATGATTTGTTACCTGCGCCCGGATATCGCCCAGTTCCTGAACACCGGCTGGGGTGTGGTAAACGCAATGAGCGACATGGTTTCCCACTCCGCTCCCCGTCGCGCCTCCAAGAGCTATCAGGAAAACAACTGGGGGCGTATCATGGACGGTCACAAGCTACTGGATCGCATGACCAGCCTGGTTGGTGTTCGATAATGACCCGTGCGTATACTGTAAGCAAAGATCCCAAGTCTGGTATGTGGTACGCTCATGCAAAAGGTTATCCGTACATACCAGTTTGCGGAAGCATATCAAAAGCCAAGTCTGAAGCTTTAGAATATGCAAAGATGATGAACTTTCTTCCTAACCGCGTGGAGGAAATAGAACAGAAGAGAAAGAAAGAGTTTGAAGCCCTCATGAATATTTGAGGGCTTCCTCTTCTCTTATGAGTTTAATAATAGAGGTGCTGAAGATGAAAATTTATTTACTGGTTCATGTGATTGACTGCGATAGCTGGGGCGTATACACGGATGCTTTTCTGAGCAAGGAGGAAGCGCAGAAATCCATGCGTAATTTCTGGCAGGCCGCGCTCAAGGAATGGGGCATTGATGCCGGAAGCGAACAGAACGACGAACAGAGCTGGGAATGCAGCGATATCAGCGCAAGCATTAGCGACTACTGCAAGAACGAGTTCGAGCATTGGGAAATTCATGAGAAGAACATGGATGTCCAGGTCGCAATCAAGGTGCATGAAGGAATGGTTCAGTCCGTCATCTCCAACGCTGGCGTTGATGTGGATGTGTATGATCTGGACGTTTCCGACTACCCGGACGAGGGCGAACAGGATGAGGCCGATAAGCTGGAGAAAGAATTTAATGAGCTGTCCAATCAGCCTGGCTGGGGCGATGTTTGGTAAGCCGCACTGATGAGTCGTAAACGACGAAACCGCCGTAAGGCGGTCTGCGGATAATTTAATTATCTGGTTAAGAATTCCCCGTGTTCGGCGGATGATATAATAGAAGGAGGTATTTCAGATGGCAACTGCAAACTACATGACGATGGAAAGCTTTCCTCTCTTTGCAAGGGAGTTTACTTCCGAAATTAAATGCTGCAAGCATTGCGGATTATACCAGGATAGCGACAACGATGTGTGCGAAGAGTGCGGCGGAGAGCTTGAGGAAGAAATATTCGTTGACGAGATCGAGGTTCAGGAAACCGTTTCGGATATTGAATCCCGTCTTGATGATGATGTCAACGAAAGTCTGGTTTTCCACAAGATTTCCGTCCTGCCTGGGCATTATTATGGTGTCCAGTTTTATGTGGAAACCACGGATGACCCCACGGAGATGGACAACGAGGACTGCCGATATTACTTTGATATGTACCGCAGCGTAGCGATTCGCCGATACAATAGCGAGGTCAATAAGGTGTGTCGGATTCTGCGGAAGCTTGCAAAGGAATACGGATTTGACGAGCTGTATCTAAGGGCGCGGTTTGGCAACGGAGCCGCCCTGTATGGACAGGTGGAAAACACAAACCGCTCCAGACTTTTGCAGGCCGTCGCTCCCAGAAGATAAGCAGTTGTGGATTCAATAAGTTTTTGATATAATATGGAGGCAATATGGTAAACAGCAAGGTGATTGACATGTCGGATGTATTCAACGGCGGAGGAATGGCCGCTCGTATCGCTCAGGCCAAGGAAAAGGCAGAGGTGGAGTATCAAGAAAAGGTTAAACAATCCCGTGAGGCGGATGTGGATATCCGGGATTTCTTTTCAGACGAAGAGCTGGACAGGATTCTAACCGACAATGAGTTTTTCAATGGCCGCGTAGCCGATTTAAGCAAGGTGCAGCGCCACGAAAAAGTTTCCATGGCGGCGCGGTGGATGAAAGCCCATAGCATGGAAGTCGTGGACATTGATATAGAGCCGGTGTCCAGCTCTCATCCCAATGCCATTATCACGATGGAGATTCGCCGCCTGGCCTCTCTGCGTGGACAGGAGCTAAAGGTGTTCACTGCCATGTGCGCAATGGCGGATAGCGTTTTTATGTCCGGTATCAAGGATAGCATCATCAGATTCACGTTCGGCATTGAGGGAGTGTGGAATGAATGATTTATAACAATGCCATTTCTGATATCAGAAGCAATATCTTGGAACCGTGGAGAATGTGCGGTGAATACGAAGACGGGTTCGATGTCACAGTTGGCGGAGGCAGTGAAGAAGACTGTATGAATCTCCTGGCCGACCTTGAATCAAAACATGGAAAGCTGACCTGGTATTCCGGTTACAGTGATGAAGACTATGAGGCTGGAGAGTACATCGGAAGAGAAAACTTCATATATGATTGACCGGTTCTGAAAAGACGCTGAAAAATCTCAGCGTCTTTTTTATTTTAAGGTTAAGATTTTTAGTAGATGAGCGGTAGATATAATGAAGGGAGGCATTCAAATGATTATCAATCACGATCACTCTTATGTCAATGCACTGGACAATGAATTTGTTGCCCGTGGTTATGCGGAGGATGACCTCTTCTCCATCCGCCTGACTTATGAATATACCCAGGAGCAGAAAGAGGAAAACAAGCGCATTGCAGATTCCTCTACCAGAGAGCAGTGGAATGCGTATTGCATAGAGGGCGCTGTCATGCGTTCTAACTACATGAGGCCGGTAATTGAAAAGCTTGCCGATGCGTTTGTCCTATACCAGTTTTCTGATTGCGGTGTCCCATATGACAGCGACAAGTGGGATTTGTTTTTCTGGTGCAACGACTTCAATACCACATGCCGCACTTCTGACTTGACTGGAAGAGACTATTCCTACATGACGCTGAACTTCAATAAGAAGTGTTCTGCGGCGCAGCATGTGGAACTATGCAACAAGGTTCTTGAACTTCTCAAAGAGAATTTCTCCGGCCTGGAAAACCTGTGTGTTTCCATTCAGTATGATACCAGGTGTTTCACCGATAAAATCCATGAAGATGCCCAAAAGGTAGCGGATGACATGGTAGGCCGCAAATACAATCGGAATGGGCATGATGGCCGCTTGGTGAAGTACAATGGGCAAATCTACTGGATGAAGAAGTACGCAAAAAATCGCGGCTATCTCATGTCGGATGCCGAAATCCTTAGGATGAGCTGGGGAAATCAATGATATAAGCAGGTGATAAATATGCCTTACGTCATATTCAATAAACAGACCAACAAATATATCAAGCACCCATCCACATGGGTTGGCCGTCTCAGCAAAGCGACAAAATTCAAGACGGAAGAGAATGCTTCAAATTTTCTGAACTGCCCTCCCCGCGCACTGGCGCTCCCTCCTATTGAAGCGATTGCTATTCTGTCAACGGACAACCTGACAGATATTTACAACACGAGCTATTCATTCACGGAAGAGACGGCTCAGCAGGAGTTTGAAGAGCTGAAGTCGTTTTTATCCGCCACTCTGTCCTCGTTTGATAAGCTTGCATCGCTGCCAAGATACTACGGTTCAGAGGTGTCGAAGTGTGACCAGGAGACATTGGATGTTCTTCACAAGATTGAATTCTGTAATGTCAGTGCGTCGGATGGCTATAAGCTCTACAAACAGCTCCAGGAAATCCGTATCCGCCGCAGGAACGCAAAAGACCACCTCGAAATTGCAAGTCTGGTGTTATCGACCGGGCTGCTGGCAAGCATGAAAACCCTGGACAGCGAGATCAAGGCGGTGGAAACCAATATGGCGGATAGAAAGTATAAGCCACGTGTTCTGGTTGGGCTTTTCGATGACTCTGGCATAACAGAAATCGAAGAAGAAAGCGAAGAAGACGTCACGACAGAAACAGAAAGAGAGGAAACAGCATGAGATACTATAGTACCCAGCGCCCCATTACTCCCGGCGCTTACCCGAAAGAGAATGTAGTCAGCATCAAAAATTTTCATGACAAAAAATATGTCTCCGAAATCGGCGGAGATGCCTGGGGATATGTGGAGTATGACTGCGAGCTTCCAGAAGAGAAAGTGCGGGCATATGAATTCACTCCGGTCAATCCCATGCACTGTACTGCCAAGCAGTTGGCCGCAATGAAGAGAATCCTGTCCCGTGGACAGAAAGCGATGAATGCCGCGCATGTTTCTGGATCGAGCTTCCTGGTCAGTGGTCAGCAATTCTGCGAACATGGATATGCAATCACTGACGGCGGCGTAACAGCGTTTCTCCCCGCCTATGCGCCTGGAATCCCATATGCTACGAAATACGAAGCAGATGCCGTATATCGTGTGTTTCTGGATGAGGTTGGTAACGGCGATTATTTCTCCGTTGATCTGGACGATGTTCGGTATGATACACCAGACCTTTCCTACATCAAAGAACAGATTGCCAAGCACAAGGAAGAGGGAAATAACAGCCGGACGCTGGCCTACAATCCGAGATGCGAGGTCATGTTCAAGGCGGTTCGTCTGGATGGTTCGGAAATCGTCGGTGTGTTCGATGCCCAGTTGGTTCGTGATGCGCTGGAGTGTGTGGGCAAGCACCCTGTCTGCTATCTTGGATTCAACCGGAATAAGAGCCGGCCATTCCCTTTCTTGATGGTTGGAAGCGACGATACCCTTTGGGACTTTTCCTCTGGGGTTCATGCGCTTGTGATGCCGCTTGCAAAACATAGAATTTAATGGAGGTGTCGATATGCTTACAATTATGATTATCCTAATGCTTTTGAAGCTTCTGTACGATGGAATCGGCGCATTCTATTCGCAGGCTATTGTGTCTGCAAAGAATCCATATGCCGCATATCGTGAGGCGCTGGCCGCTGCTGCGCACAACAAGGAAGAGAATGGGAATAACAATGATGGAGGTGATACGGATGAATTTGCTCGATAAGTTTTCAGCCGTGGAAGTAAAAGCGGAATCCAGAATTTCAAAAAGCGATAAGCACTATTGCGAGGTGCAGCAGGCCGCTTATAACCATGGACGTAAGGCGCTCAAGGACATGATTAAGGTGGCCGAGCGCTTCATCAAAGAACAGAATGACATTCTGGAATCGGTAGACAGAGAGGTATATACCAATTATGTCTACGACGGACGGGGCGGCGTAAGCCTGACCAGTCTCCACGATTTACTGCGGAAGAGCCACGCCACATTCATTGCCAAAATCGTCTCCTACTTCTGCAAGACTTACCATGTGGATTTGGACAATGGAGTTGTCATCGAACACCTTATCCCGAAAGAACCGCGCTATTCCAGCAAGGACGATGCGAAGGAGTATACGGAGCAGATTGAGAGCCTTGAAATCTCCTATAAGCAGGTGCTTGACGAGATTTTTGTCCAGCTTGGAGGTTTCTCATTCCAGGAAAAAGCGCTCAATGAACTGAAGGAAAAGTGCCATAAAGAGGCGTGGAACTCCTACACTGGAAAGAGAGACTTTGAACAGAAGAAAGCAGTTTTGTCTTTCACTCGCTATGCCTGTTCTTTTGATAGCTGGCATGAACAGTGGCACAAGGGCGAGTATGAAATCAAGCTGGCGGATGGCATGAAAGATGTGCTCCGCGCCATTGCCTACTTTGAGTATGGGCAGATCGACTATATCCCAGCCGCTTTCCACGACCTTCTTGGATGGTCTTGGACTACCACGGAGACGGAGCGCAAGTGCTTCATGGAAAAGGTGAAGAGTATCAAGTGCTTCAAGAATGGCCGCGTGGATGTGCGTTTCACCAGCGAAGAGTATGCCCGCCAGTTTGCGGATGAGTTTCTTGGGACGGAGGTATAACTGGATGACGAAGCGGGAGAAGTGTGTCGTATCCGCATATACCGGCGTTCTTATGTGCGACTTTGCCGATCTGCACCAGTACATCGAACAGCTTTTGGGCAGGCCGGTATGGACGCATGAGCTTGCGTTTTCGGATGTGTGGAAAGAAATCAAGGAAAAAACAAAGCCGGAATTTTTAGAGCTTTGTAGGAATTAGTTAAGCAATCCGGTTTATTTCTTTCCTATTTCTCTGGTAGATATAACAGAGACGGTTCTTGGAGGTCTCCGTAAAAGCCTCCATCCATATAACAAAATCCAGGAGTTGAGCATATGAAGTACCAGATTATGAACCAGTCGATTCCTCAAGCCAGCCGGCAGGAATTAAACGACAAGATTTTATATCTGATCGACAATGATCTTGCGGAATCCTCTGGAATTACACGCGAGGATATCTACAATGCCTATACCGGCGACGGTGGACTGCATGGCCTGAAGTATTCTGACTTTGACAGCTACTATGAATACTCCAGCGCAAAGAAAGAGATTGAGAACGGCCAATTTTTCACCCCCGCCAAGGTGTGCAAGTTCATCATGGACTGCCTCAACCCCGGCGACACGGATATCATTGCGGATCTCACCTGTGGAATGGGCAGTTTTTTCAATTTTGCTCCGATGGAAAGCAACCTGTATGGGTGCGAGCTGGATATCAAGGCGTATAAGGTGGCGAGATATCTCTATCCCAAGGCAAACCTGACCTATGGGGATATCAGAAGCTATTCGCCCAATATCAAGTTTGATTATGTGGTTGGCAACCCGCCGTTCAACCTCTATTGGTGGGTGGATGAGAACCAGATTTTATCTCAGCTCTATTACTGTCAAAAGGCTGCGGAGCTGATGAAGCCTATGGGTATCATGGCGCTTGTTGTCCCATCCTCTTTCCTGGCGGATGACTTTTCTGACGGCAATATGATTAAGGAGCTGGAACGGAACTTCAGTTTCCTTGGTCAGTTCAAGTTGGACAAGGACACCTTCTCTTCCATTGGAGTCAATGGATATGAAACAAAGGTGCAGTTCTGGCAGCGCAACAGCGACCAGGACGGATGGACTGCATCTCCATACTCCACTCAAATGTTTGCAGATGGCGTGTCCTTGAACAGCGCAGGCGTGGAGCAGGTTCGCGGCTCATTTTTGGATGGCGCACAAACTTTGTTTCGTAAAAATCGTTCTCATATTTTACTGGAGTTATCTCAGCAAAACAGCGCTTCAAGCGACTTCATGTACCGGGTAAAGAAATACCTGTATGCAATCAAATCCCATCCAGCTTTGCAGGAAAAGTATGTGAAATGTTGTGAGTATATCAACAAGTATTACACGCAGAAGCAGCCCGCAGATATGTCCTACAAAGAGTGGTGCCGCGTCAGAATCACTGAGGCAAAAGTGCTTGCCTATCTTCGGAATACGGTGCGTAAACAGAACGCAAAGAAACCTCAAGATGTGATCCGCATGGTGAACTATGGATATTCTATCGGCTACAAGGCGTACAGCCAGAAGATGTCCCGCAGTATGTCGGAGCAGATGAAACAGCCGATCCCCATTTATCAGATCGTATATGACCAAATGGATGCGGCAGAGTTTGGATGCTTTGCAAAGATGATCCGCCGCCGTCAGAAGGAATACCAGATTGAACAGCAGCCCTTGTCCTCCATGGTGATGGATGAGAATATTGGGCGATTTCTGGCTGAGTTCACTGTATACGACAGCGAGAACGACGAACAGATTTATCTCAACGATATCCAAAAGCATGACCTAAATCTTGTCCTGCAAAAAAGAAATATGCTTCTTCAGTGGGAGCAAGGCTCCGGCAAAACCCTCGCTGGGATTGCGTCTGGATTGTATCGGATGGAGCGGCAGAACGCATTTTGTACCTGGGTAGTGTCTTCTGCGATCTCTATCAAGAACAACTGGGATGTGGTGTTGCAAAGCTACCATCTCCCCTATGTGATGGTAAATCGTATTAAAGACCTGGAGCGTATTCAGCGCGGAGATTTTGTCATTATCACCTTAAACATGCTGTCCAAGTATCAGCGGCAAATTAAGTCCTGGGTAAAAGCCCATGGTGGGAAAATCGCCCTCTGTTTTGATGAGAGCGACGAAATGACAAACCCATCCAGCAAACGGGCAAAGGCGGTGCTTAATGTGTTTCGTCGTTGTAGGTTCAAACTTCTGATGACCGGAACCAGCACCAGAAATAATATCGCTGAATTTTTCCCTCAGCTTGAATTGGCCTATAACAATTCGGTGAATATGATCTCCTGGTGCCAGTCGGTGTATCGCTATGACCGATATAGCAAGAAGGACGGGATTGAGGAAGGGCTTCACGAATATCCAAACGAGAATTATGGAATGCCCATCCCTCCGTACAGCAAAGGATTCAAGTTATTCTCTGAAAGCCATCTTCCTGAGAAGATCACGGTGTTTGGTGTCGCCCAGCGCAATCAGGATATCTTCAATGCGGATGAACTGAAAAAGATTTTGGATCGTTTTGTTATCACCAGGACTTTTAAGGAGGTGTCTGGAAAAGACATCAAGAAGATACACCAGGTTGCAGTGCGGTTCTCCGATGCGGAGCGCGAGGTATACAGAACTGCGATTGAATCCTTCGAGCGGATGCGCAGCAGATATTTTGCGTCCACTGGGAACCTCCGCAAAGACGCTATGATGCGCCTGATCCAGCAAATCACTTTGCTTCTCAGAATCAGCGCCGCCCCAAACACGGTGGAGGAATACCATGGCGGATTGCCTACAAAAATTGCCAAGGTAATGGGCATGCTGGATGACGCAAAGGACGAGATCGTGGCTATAGGTGTGCGTCATAAGAACGTGGTCAACGCATATGCGGATGCCATTCGTGACCGCTTTCCTAATAGACCGCTGTTTGTGGTCACGGGATCGACTACGACTCTTGCGGCCAGGCGGAAACTTCGGAAAACGCTGAAAGAAAGCGGGAACGGAATTCTACTCTGCACCCAGCAAAGTCTCCCCTCTTCTGTAAACTTTGAGTTTGTGGATACTGTAATCATTCCTGAGCTGCATTACAACAACTCTCGGATGAGCCAGTTCTATATGCGGTTTATTCGGTACAACTCCACCCGGATGAAGAACATTTATTTTGTCACCTATCTTGGAAGCATTGAGTCAAACCAGATGCAGATGGTGTTGGCAAAGGAAAAGCTCAACCTCTTCATGCGCGGGCAGGACACAGATTTGGATGAAATCTATGAGCGGTTCGGCGTGGACTACGATCTCCTGTCTGTACTTATGTCCCGCGAAATGGATGAGAATGGAAAAATGTATCTCAAATGGGGCGAACAAAATATAGCGTGATGGTTAATTTACACCGTTGATAAACGGTAGATGTAATAGGAGGTGTTTGAAATGCTTTACAACCTTGTGAATCGCGGCGGACACATTGAAGTGCTGGATGATTGCGGGCGGTTCGTTCTCTCCGCTGACACTATTGGTGAGGCCAACCGGGAGTTAAACGAGCTGGAGGAAAGAACAAGCTCCCCTTAATTGGGGAGCTGTCAGGAACATGATAAAACATATGGATGTGCAGGAGAAATTAGTGTGGATGAGTTCGTAATGATGAAGAAGATGAACAGCACAGAAACCAGGACAAAGGATTTGTGGGGCGTTCAAATTCTGGACGGCAAGTATTACATATACTGCAACCGAAAGCCGATCTGTTATGGAACCATGCAGAACGGCCTAACGCCGGCTGAGATATTGAAACGGCACTGCGGCGCAAAATTTGTCAGGGTAATATGATCCCCTTTTGCATGGCAACCCGCTTCATGTCATTCTCCCATGCGGTTTTTCTCCGATACCGCAACCACTTGATGTATTCGTCCCATCTGTGGTTGGATGCCTCGTTGGAAACGCCAAACACTCTTTGGATATCCAGTGGGGATTTGATTTCAAGCATAGCAAACAGCGGCATTGGACAAAGCAGGGTGGCCGCAAACTGATCGGCTTCAATCTCAAAATCGGATGTCTCCATCGGGCAAAATCCGTGCTCAGCAAGCATAGGTTCTGCGACCAATGGAAGATGTTTCAGAACCACATGCCCAAGCTCGTGGGCTTTCGTCCATCTCTTTCTTCCAGAAACATTGTTGTCGGCGTTGTCTGAGTTCCATAAAATCAGATATCGATTGTTCGCCACATCATAGTGGGTACATCCCGATTTGCTTTCACATAGCAAGATAACGTCCCGAATAGAACAGCCGTTTGTTTGAGCAAATTGCTGATAGGTTCTAATACGGCAGTTTGAAAATCTTGAAATGATGTTGTCTGGCTCAATCGGGAATCTAATCTGTTCCATGTCTCTGTATATCTGCAACACCTGATTATAGATAAACGGATATCGGATCATTGATACACCTCCATCCATGTACTCATTGCAACTATATCAAATCATGTGTCCGATAAACAGGACTTATTGCTCTTCGTCCTTGAAAGCCTCGTGGAATCCAAGGCGCAGCATACCCATCATACGTTCCTTGTCCTGCGGAGACATCCTGGACTTGGCTCTTTGCAGAGATACAAAGTCTTCGTCTCCGACCAGCTTTTCTGCGGAGTCTTGGATGTCGGACAGGCCGATCAGGTAGTCAGCAGATACACCAAAATATTCAGCAATCATTTTGACTTTATCGACGGAAGGTGATGTTGTTGTTTTCCATTTACGGATCAGAGAGGCGGCGATGCCAAGATCCTCTGAGAGTTTTGTCATCGAAATGCCTCTGTTTTCACAAAGCTCTTTTATCCTGGTATAAAGCACGGACTCCATTCTGCGTCCCTCCAAAAGATAATATTTTATCGTTTCGCTGTTGACATAGCTAATATTTTCTGATATAGTGAAAGGCACAGCGACACTTTATTATCGCTTGTGGAATTATTATAGCTCATATTTTCCCGTAAGTCAATCAAAAAGTTTTGGAGGAAAAGTAGTAATGGTAGTACGAAACGGCGTAGAATCCAAGCGGATGACCAGTGGTGATTTCGATTTAACAAGTGTATCCTCCAGCCGTGTGCTGCTTCCCTGCCGCCCATGGGGAGAAATGCGGCTGGAGATGATGAACGCAGCGTATGGCATGATGACACAGCAGGAGTTACATAAAGTCAAGGATGCCCCCTATGAAGAAGTGATCCAAAATGAGCAGTTGAACATGATGTTCAATATCCAGCGCAGCCAGGTTCGTTTGACGGCACACGCATCTGGTGATGTAGTGTACGGGAAGAAATTGAATGCTCGTATTCCGGTTTTGGCAGATCGGGACGAGGTGGAAGAGGTGCTAAGCGCATTCTTTGCCAACGGGTGCTCTGGCCTAAGTCAAGAGTACGCACAATATTATAGCAGTGTTTTCGCTTCCTGGAAAAAGCAAAAATAATTTTGCTATTTCCTATTGACAAACGGCGGATCATCTGCTATATTAACATTCGTAAGGAGTAAACTAATCTACTCCATAGTGGCAATCAGAAATAGGAGGATGGCACGTGGATAACAGTAGTTACCGTAGCCAGTACATCCAGTCTGGTAATGAGAATTTCTCGGAGCAGTCTGTATCGGTGTACGATGCTTTCTGGAAGAGACTTGAAAAAGCAGAGAGATCTATCGGAAAGTCATTGGAGGATGGCTACACAACAGAAGAGTACGCAATACTGATCGGCAAGATGAACGTCTCAAACCTAAATGCTTTTGCCACATACAAAAGCAGAGTCAACCGGTATATCAAGTGGTTGAACGAAAGGGGTTTGATTGACCAGCCATATTTGGATAACCTAAAAAATGTGACCTATGATATGATTCCATCGAACCATGTCTACGACACAAGGTACTTCAAGGACTTCTCTTCCCTCCAGCAATCAATCAGCGACACCCTATGGGTTGCTGAGCGGATTGACGACAGAATATTCAGCACACAAATCACGGCAATCTATTTGGCCTGGTGTGGCTTTCCCGCTGAGGAAGCTGTTGCGATGAAAAAGGCAGAAGTCCTGGACGACTGTATTGAGTTTCAAGGCCGCAGATATTTCCCGAACAAAACCATCATGGACTATATCAAGGAGTATCGAGACTCCACCAGTTATGAATCCCAGGGCAGAGGCGTAATCACACTCAAGTATGTGTATTCCGATTTTCTTTTGCGCACATGCCGTGCGGATCGAGTTGATACAAAAACGCTGCGTATTTTGATTCGCAACTTTGGAAAGAGCGGCGGAGAAGAAATCAACCTCTTTGCCTATGACAAGGTTTACTGGTCTGGAATCTTTAACCGGGCATACACATACGAGCTGGAAAACGGAGAGATTCAGAGCGGTGATATTGAGACGATTGAAAGGGTCTTCCATCAAACATATCCGTCCGTATCCGTTGCAAATAAGAAGCTTCGTGATTATCATAAGTTCAGAGAATACTTCTTCCCAGATACAAAAGGATGATTTCACATTGACTTGGAGGGGCGACCCTTTAAGTCATATATAAGGAATTAGTTAATCAATTTTATATCCGAACAGTTCCAGGTGGAACACCTTTTATGGGAGGGCAGGATCGATACCTGAACGGATAATTAGAGCTGGTTCCAAAATAGATGATTGGAGTGGTGTAATTTGATTGTATGTACCTACTGTCGTAAGGAGAGGCCGTTTTGGGCTGTGGATAAAACAGACGGCACCGGCGACTACTCCGCACACATTATCTCAGGTACAAACACTTTTGTGGACACATCTGGGAAAGAAATTCACTTTCGGTTTTGTCCAATGTGCGGAAGACCTCTGGACGATCCTCCTGACGATAGTGGCGGACGGGTGATCGGCCTGATTCCAAGGCTGATAAATCGCAGTTTAACAATAAGGAGTGTATGACATATGGGCAAGGCCAGAAGTGACAGCGGCTATTATTGGGTAGACCGAAAACTCACCTGTAATGGTTGCAAATATCTGAACTTTTATAAGTGCGGATGTCGGAGAAATCAACCGAATGGGCAGGTTCGTCCTCTGTCTTCTTACACAAATGGAGACGACTACATCGCCATTCTGAAGCCGCCCGACTGCGATTATGAAAAAGAGAAGAAGTCTGCCGAAAAGGTAGACACGGAGGAATAACATGCCAGTTTTTATATTGCTCCTGTTTCTCGGCGTTGCAGTGTTATGGCTTTTACTTTCCTTTTGCTTTATCCCTATCGGGAAGTTCGTTTACCGATTGATAAAGGACGCAAAAACTTCCATGTCAAAAGATGACTACAAAGAAAAAACTGAAGAAGAAAAGGATGGTACAGAACAGAATGGTTAAAAAGGGTTTTATCGGCGCAATTGTGATTGCCGTGATTCTTTTCGGCGGTGTGATCCTGGGTCTTATGTGTACCGAGCGAATCCCAGCCGGCTATGTCGGTGTCGTGTATAACATGAACGGCGGCGTGGACGGCGAGGTTCTACAGCAGGGATGGCACCTTGTCTCTCCCACCAAGAAGGTAACGACATACTCCATCGGCATTGAGCAGTCCTATCTTACTGCTGAGAGCAAGGGAGATTCCCCTGATGATGAGAGCTTCAACATCCCGACCTCTGACGGGAAGACGGTTCGTGTTAATCTGGAGTTCTCCTATCGCTTTGACGAAGACCGTGTAGCGGAAACCTTTACCCTGTTTAAGGGTAAGTCCGGCGAGGAAATCAAGAATACATTTATCAAACCCAAGATTATTGCCTGGACGCAAGAGGTATCTGCAAATTATCCTGTAACGGATATTTTTGGCGACAAACGAACCGAAATCAATGCGGAGCTTGATGTATACCTGCGTGATAAGTTTGATAAATACGGCATCATCATTGACACCGTAAACTTCACGGATATTTCTGTGGACGCAGAGACCTCAGCAGCGATCCAGAAGAAGGTAAACGCCCAGCAGGAACTTGAGCTTGCAAATATCGAAGCGCAGACTGCCAAGGTGCAGGCCGAGAAAGATAAAGAGGTTGCCCAGATTGCGGCGGAAAAGGCAATCATCGAGGCGGAGGCAAAGGCTGAAGCAACCAGAATTGCTGCTGAGGCCGAGGCTGATGCAAATGCTCAGATTGCAGCTTCTCTTACACCTGAGCTGATTGATAAGATTATGTATGAGAAGTGGAACGGCGAGCTTCCCACTGTTTCCGGTTCCAATGCAATCGTGAGTATGGAAGGGTTGAAGTGATGCTGATGAAGAAAATCTATGTTGATATCATCTCTGAGAAAGAGAGAAAGCTTCATCAGCTCCAGGCGGATGCGGAGAGTGCCGTTGACATCGTAACGCGGGCAATCTCTGGCCTGGAATTGGTAAACCAGGAGATTGAAGATACTAAGTCCGAGATTGACGAGTATATCTCCCGGCTTACAGAGCAACGTGACACGCTGGTTCATAACCAGAAGCGCAACTGCGTTGTGATCAAGAATTTCTCCAAGCTCCTGGCCGTTGATGAAGCGGAGGAAGAGAGCGAAACAGCATCCTAATCGGATGCCGGTAGTTACGACACTAACAGCAATTTTATATGTATGAAGATTTGAAAACATATCATGTGTCGTGTTGTGGGTGAAGATAATTTAAGGCGCATACAGCAATCTAACACAAAATTGAACTTGAAATTCAACATAAAAAGCGCCTTGTTTGTTTTGGGGCAGTAATCCTAACTGGTAAGGAAGTGGTTTGCTAAACCACCAGTAATCCGAAAGGATGTGCAGGTTCGAGTCCTGTCTGCCCCGCCAATCTGCTGGTGTGATGGAACAGGCAGACAAACGGGACTTAAAATCCCGTGGGGATACCCCGTGCGGGTTCGATCCCCGCCACCAGCACCAAATGGGAGAGTCCGGTGACAGCATCAATGTGTATAGGGCGGCGAGCACTTACAGCAATTTTCTTTGAAGTTCTGCAAAAACTTTGCGTTCGGTTCGACTCCGAAGCTCCCAAAGCCGTCAAAAAAATAATGTCCAGTGCGGTTAATTTTATCGAGTCTGGATTGTTAGATATAATAGAACATGCGGGAGTAGCTCAGATGGTAGAGCAACGGACAAAATAGTTTGTGCTTTGCAAAAGCGCGTACAGCAACATCAAAATAGGAATCTGTTTGTCGGAGGTTCAAGTCCTCCCTCCCGCACCGCCTCCTTTCTTTATTTGGTTGGTTGTAGGAACATCTAAAATATGATCACAGTTAGGTAAGGGTCACGCTTCAATGGTTGTACCAGAACCGAAGAAGTGCTCCAGTGCAATTCTGGTGAGCCTAACACTAATATCTATGCGTAACGCCGGCAGAAGTACAATGCGGGTGCGATTGGTAGATTGTCAGTTCGATTCTGACCGCATAGGCCATATGCCAGGATAGCTCAGCGGTAGAGCACGTAATATCACCCCATGCGAATTGTATGATCCGCACACAGCAACTTTCTGATTTGCCTGTTAAGCACGTGGTCGCGGGTTCAAGTCCCGCTCCTGGCACCGGAGGAAGAGCTGCTTAAACCATTCTAAACCAACCTCATAAATGGGCAGAAATGGTGACAGTCTGGAAAGACAGACATTTACGCAGTAGTGGTCAAGTGGTAAGACAGCGGCTATAAAAAGTGTGTGCTTTTGGTACACGAACAGCAATATTCAAAAAGGCCAGCCGCCATCGCAGGTTCGATTCCTGCCTGCTGCACCAGGGGTAAGAGTTGACTTCACCATTCAAACAGTCCCTAAAAAGTTGGCAGCAATGGTTCGGTTCTGGGAAGTTTCCGAAAAAAGCTCCCATGATAAGAGGCGCACAGCAAAACACTGGTTAAAGTTTTTAGACTCATAATCTGAAACGATAAGGTTCAAATCCTTTCCGCCTCTTGCCTCCTTTAAGGCACAAGCAGCAACACAATGGACATAAGTGCCTTGAAGTTTTCTGTTAGGATTTAGTTAATCAATCTAAGGAGGAATCTAAAATGAGCAACAATTTCATGTCCGCAATGAAGAACACGCTGAACGACGAGTACAATGTCTCTGTTACGGAAAACGGCGCTGTTGGCTACCGTACCTCCGGTAAGGAGCTGCTCGATCTGAACTTTGCCGTGTCTTCTCTCCGCAGAGCAACCCCGGCAGACATCGCAGCCAGGTTCACAAGGGCTTTCTTCGAGGATCAGGTCACGGCGATGAAGTGGCTGTTCTTCGCCCGCGATATTCGCGGTGGCCTGGGAGAGCGCCGTCTGTTCCGCGTTGTGCTGGAGTATATGGCAAAGAACTCTCCTGAGTATGTCAAGCCGGTGATTCGCCTGGTGCCTGAGTATGGCCGCTGGGACGATCTTTGGTGCCTGTTTGATACCGATTTGCAGGGCGATGTACTGGATGTGGTGTGCGCCCAGCTCAAGGAAGACATTGCCAACATGAACAGCGGCAACAGCGTTTCCCTGCTGGCAAAGTGGCTCCCCTCTCTGCACTCTTCCTCTGCTGATAAGCGCCGCTATGCAAAGCTGATTTGCGGTTACATCGGCATTCAGGAGTGGGACTACCGCCGTGCGCTTTCCGCTCTGCGCACGAAGCTGGATATCGTGGAGAAGAAGATGTCCGCAAAGGAGTGGGACGAGATTAAGTATGAGGCCGTCCCGTCCCGCGCCAATCTGATTTACAACAGCGCGTTCCTGCGTCATGACGAAGAGCGCCGCCGCGACTTCCTTTCCAAGCTGGAAAAGGGCGAGACTAAGATCAACGCCTCCACCCTCTTCCCCCACGACATCGTACATCGGTACACCAATGGTGGATGGGGTACGACCGTTAAGGCTCTGGATCAGACGCTGGAGGCTCTTTGGAAGTCCCTTCCCGATACCGTGAACGGATGCGGTAATACCATCGTTGTCGCAGACGGAAGCGGCAGTATGACCAGCAGAGTCGGAGGCGGTAATGTGACCGCTCTGGATGTGGCAAACGCACTGGCGATCTATTTCGCTGAGCGCTCTTCCGGCCAGTTCAAGGACAACTATATCACCTTCTCCGAGAATCCTCGGCTGGTTGATTTCAGCCACGGCAAGACTCTGCGGGATAAGATCAGGATTGCGCTGAGCCATAACGAGATGGCGAACACCAATATCGAGGCCGTGTTTGATCTGATTTTGGACACCGCTATCAAGAACAACATGTCTCAGAGCGACATCCCTCACAACATCCTCATCATTTCCGACATGGAGTTTGACGGATGCGCCGTGACAAACACCCACCGGAGAGGGTACAGATGCGTCGATGCCCGGCTGTTTACGGTTCTCGCCCAGCGCTATGCGGATGCTGGATACCAACTCCCACGCCTTGTGTTCTGGAATGTGAACAGCAGAACCGGTACGATTCCTGTCAAGGAAAACGACCTTGGCGTTGCCCTGGTCAGCGGGTTCAGCACGAACATCGTGAAGATGGTTATGAGCGGACAGACCGATCCTTACGAGTGCTTGCTTGAGACCTTGAACACCGAGCGTTATGCGCCCGTTGAAGAGGCTCTGAGAGGACTGTGATCGTTTTAGGAGAGGTGGAATCCCCACCTCTCCTTTGATTTTACCAGGAGGAATACGCTATGGAAGCAGTTACCGAATATATCAAAAGAAACTCCAATGGCAGAAAGCAGCCTGTTCGCGGTTCCACAATTGCGTCTGCGTTCGGCGTGTCTGGCGTAAGGGTTAGAAACATGGTGAACTCTGCGAGATGCAAGGGCGATCCGATCTGTTCCAATGGGAACGGCTACTACATTGCGAGAGACAAGTCCGAGATTGAGAATACGATTGCGTCCATGAAAGGGCGAATTAGCGTGATGAACAACGCTGTGGACGGCCTGGAAAAATACTTACATCAAATGGGGTGATTGGTTCAGATGGTGACTTCGCAGCAAATTTTATCGGCTAAAAAATGCGGAGACATTTTTTCTTCTGACTGCAAACAAGATGTGATTGCGGAATATCGGGAAATCGCAAGGGTGTATCACCCCGATATTAGTACAGATCCAAAAGCAAACGAGGTCATGGCAAAGGTAAACCAGCTTTATGAGGAAGCTCTCAGGTTGATTGATGCCGGCACCTGGGAGGTCAGTAACCAGATCATTCTAAAAGATAAGTCTGGAAAGAAGTATGTAGGGAGATATCTGAAGCAAGTCCCATTTGAGCTTGGCGAAGCATATATCGCAAATTCGTCCGTTACATATCTGTTTGCGCAGAAAAATAAAAAGTTTTTTGATAACGCAATGGAGCAAATCAAAGGACTAAGGTATGCAAATAGAAAAATGGAGGATGAGATATCCAGATTCATGCCGCAGATATTGTATGCGCTTTCTCTGGAAGATGGACGGTACTGCATTGTGCTGAAAAAGCCAGAAGATGTTTTCCTGCTCTCCGATGTAGCAGATTTCTTTGGCGGTTCTATCCCTGATCGTCATGTGGCCTGGATTATGAGCCGGCTTTCCAATCTATGCTGTTATTTCAGCTATGTAGGAATTGCTCATAACGGGCTTACCATACAGAACTGTTTTATCACTCCGTCCAAACACGCCGTTCTTCCGCTCGGAGGCTGGTGGTATACACAAAAGCTTGGAGCAAAGATGATTGGAGTCCCGCGTGTTATTTACGATGTGATGCCGCTCAAGGCAAAGAGTGAAAAGAAATCCGATGCCATGACGGACTTGGAATCCGCAAAGCTGATTGGCCGGCAGATATCGGATTTGTCCTCTCTCCCAGAAGCATTTCGCCAGTTTCTGAATACAGGGTCGGCGCATGATGCGGTGGAGGAATTTAGTCGATGGAACAAAACACTGGATAAATCTTACGGAGAACGTAAGTTTGTCAATATGCAAGTAACAAAATCAGACATTTACAAGTAGGAGGAATGAAGTATGGGTTGTGGAAGTTGGACTCCCCACGATTGGGACAGTTATTCCAAGAGTTCTATCGCTGGAAAGAGCGCCGCTGGTATTTACACCAGCAAAATGATGAAAGCAGAATTTGATCCGAAAGATATCCCGGTCAGAGAAAGCCGGGACAGCGCAGACCATCCGAGCAGCAATGCGATTATCATTGGCCTGGATGTAACAGGTTCCATGAGCGACATTCTGGAGGGTGTAGCAAAGAAACTGAATGTGCTGGTATCTGAGATTCTGGATCGCAAGCCGGTCACTGATCCCCAGATTATGTTCAACGCCATTGGGGATGCCATGTGCGACACCACTCCGTTTCAGGCTACGCAGTTCGAGTCCGATATCCGCATTGCGGAGCAGTTGACGCAGCTCTACTTTGAGCGCGGCGGTGGTGGAAACGGGTTTGAGAGCTATCCCCTCGCCTGGTACTTTGCCGCCATGCACACGGACATTGATTGTCTGAACAAGAGAAATCAAAAGGGTTTCCTTTTCACCATGGGTGACGACTGTTATCCCACTAAGCTGACTGCGCGGGAAATCAAGCAAATCTTTGGCGACACCGTTGAGCGTGATATCCCTGTAGATGAACTTCTCAACCTGGTCAATCGCAAGTACGAGGTGTTCCATCTGGTTCTGGATCGTTACGGGGACAGCAGCCGAATTGCAAAGTGGCGGTCTTTGATGAGCGAGCGCGTTATCAAGGTCAGCGATTACACCAAGGTGCCGGAGATCATTGTGTCCATTCTGGAAACCATGGGCGGCAAGGATGTAGACGAGGTTGCCGCAAGCTGGGACGGCTCCACCTCCATTGTGGTGAAGAGCGCCCTGGACGGTCTGAAGAGTGTAACCGCCAAGAGCGATGTAGTCGAGTTCTAAAAATAAAATAAGATGAAATGCCAGAAAGGGGTATTGGTATGAATAAGCAGGTAAAGGTTGTGATCGGCGCAAACTTTGGCGACGAGGGCAAGGGATTGATGGCCGATTACTTCTGTAGCAAGTTGTCAAAGAACGGGAGTGTGTTAAATATCCGGTTCAATGGCGGCGCACAGGCCGGACATACCGTTGTGGTTCCTGCATACGGAAAACCAAAGCGTCATGTGTTCAGTCACTTCGGCGCTGGGAGCTTCGTGAGGAATACCGATACTTACCTTTCTGGCGATTTTATTTTGAACCCCATGTTGTTCTGCAAGGAGTTTGATAAGCTGCGCAGAGAATGGTGGTTGCAGCCCAAGGTATATATCAACCACAACTGTAAAATCACAACTCCCTACGACATGCTGGTGAACCAGATTGTTGAGAGAGCAAGGGGCGATCAAAAGCATGGAAGCTGCGGAATCGGCATTAACGAAACGGTTCTGCGGTATCGTAACCATGGCGTTGGGTACACAATCACCCCTGGCTGTGTTGGTTCGGTAGATCTAAAGCACTCTCTTCAGATGCAGCGCGACTACTACCTCCCGAAAAGGCTAAAAGATCTCGGCGTGTCGTCTGTTTCCCTGGCGGATTTGAATGTGATCCTCAGTGAAAATGTAATTGACAACTGGATTCTGCAAGTCAATGAGATGATGCGGTATTGCACAGTGACGGATGATAATATCGTACACGAATATGACGGCATCGTATTTGAGGGCGCACAAGGTCTGTTGCTGGATGAGTTCTATGAAGAGTTTGCGCCTCATTTGACCACTTCCCGCACCGGATTCTCTGGTGTAAATAAAGTTCTCTATAACAGCGGGCTTTCAAAATCTGCTGATTTGGAGGTTTGTTTTGTTACAAGAACTTACTTTACGCGGCACGGCGCTGGTCTTTTCCCTACAGAATGCACTTCTGAAGAGCTGTTTGGAGAAGAGCGGAGTGACGACACCAATGTGTGGAATGAGTTTCAGGGCAGTTTCCGGTACGGCAGATTTGAAGAGCGTCGATTTCATGAGGCTGTGGGTAATGAACTGAAAAAGGTCTCAAAGATGTATCCAAAAGCCAATCGCACATTTGCATTTACCCACGCAGATGAGACATCGAACCTGGTTCTTACCGAAAATGGAAAGAAAGAAATCTATGAAGTGATCCGAAAATTTAACCCGGACGGTTTCTACCGTTCCATTGGCAATACGAGGCAAAATGTAATCGCTACCAACCTGAAAACGCACAGATAATCTCAGTAAAAATAGGTGCATAACAACCGCAGAAGAGAAAGGGAGTATCAGTTTATATGCTCAAAAAGATAGACCGTAAAAACCGCTTTGTTTCCATGTTTGATCCGAAGACTGGGTTCTATGCAAGAAGCGGAGTGATTGATGAAAATGGAAAAGATACCGGTGTCGATCCCTTTATGACATCTTACCCGGAGCTTATCGATGTCGGTGTGATGGGACATTGTGTGCATGGTGCCAGCGGTCTTTGTCTCAAGTCAGGCGTTCAGTGTTATCAAAATGGCCTTAAAACGCATCATCCAAATATGTCCCTTGAAAATTTCAAGCGCATTGTAGACGAGTGCAAAGGCAAGACGTTCCAGCTTGCGCTTGGTGGGCGCGGCGACGTTGACCAGCATGAAAACTTTGCGGAGATTCTTCAGTATTGTCGAGAGAACAACATCGTCCCCAACTTCACCAGCTCTGGCCTTGGCTTTACAAACGAGATTGTTTCCCTATGCAAAGAGTATTGCGGCGCAGTGGCAATTTCCTGGTATCGTCAGCCGCACACAATCCGAGCCATCCAGATGCTGCTTGATGCAGGAATCAAAACAAATATTCATTATGTCCTTGGTCAGAATTCTATTGATGAGGCCATTGAGCGGCTGAGCAATCATGATTTTCCGAACGGGATTAACGCAGTGATTTTTCTGCTCCATAAGCCAGTTGGCCTGGGTAGTGAGGAAAATGTGTTACATGCCGGCGATCCAAAGGTACAGAAATTCTTTGACATCATCGACCATATGGATGCGTCGTTCAAAGTTGGGTTTGACTCCTGTTCCATCCCGGCCATTCTCAACTATACGCACAACATTGATCCAAACAGTATTGACACGTGCGAGGGCGGGCGATGGAGTATGTATATTACATCTGATATGAAAGCTCTCCCCTGCTCATTTGACAACCAGGATCTTCGCTGGGCTTACGATATTTCCAATGACACCATTCAAAACGCCTGGAACAGCAGCCAATTTGAGGACTTTAGAAACCACTTCCGAACCTCCTGCCCAGGATGTAAGAAGCGAGCAGCCTGTATGGGTGGCTGTCCTATTCGTCCTCAGATCGTGATTTGCAGCAGTGAAGAGAAGACAGTGCGACCATGAGAGATATAAAAAGGATTCGCAAATTCTGCAATCAGCTTGCGGATATATGGGAAATGTATCCTGATTTGAGGTTTTGCCAATTACTTATTTGCTCTTCTCTATTTCGGGGTCGAGACCCATTTTATATAGAAGATGAAGAGGCAATTCAAATCATTAAAAATAACATGAACGGAGTGACTACAAGTGAAAAATAAAGCTACTTGGATTGTGGTAGGGATTGTCTTTGCCATTATCCTTCTGATCGGCGGTCTGTTCATCAGCTCCAACAACAAGGCGATCTTTTTGGAGGAACAGATTAACGCAGCCCAGGCCGATATCAATGTCGCAGAGAAACGCCGCTATGACCTTGTGTTCAATCTGGTTGATGCCGTACAGTCCTACCAGGATTACGAAGGTGAGACGATGGAGAGTATCGTTTCCGCCAGAAATAGCATGGAGCATGGCGATGTAGAGGGCGCTCAAATAGAAATTACTGCTGTTGCGGAAGCTTATCCTGAGTTAAAAGCCAATGAAAACTACAAGCAGTTGATGAATGAGCTTGCGTTGACGGAAAACCAGATTGCACAGTATCGCAACAACTACAATGAGCAGGTTCGCTCCTATAACAAAATGGTGAGATCTTTTCCCAACAATATCATTCTGAACATCTTGGGATATGAGGCGATTGATACGACCTATACGGAATATGATGCGCCGGTAGACGCACCGCAGGACTTGTTTGCCGATGAGAATTAAAAAGAGAGAGGTTCTTTTCAGTGTTATCATTGTCCTTATAATGATTTTTATTGGCATCTTTGTAAGCGATGCAATCATGGAAAGTGCAGTATCAAAAAGCGAGTCATATCGAACCGCCACGATTATCGAGAATACAGACCAGTTCTATTATGGAATGGACACCGATTTTGGGAATGCCCTTGTATACGGTGAAGTCTCATCCAATGAGTCTGTAACTTACGATGAGATCGGCGGCGGATTTATCTACATTGAAAAGAACAAAGAAGAATACACCAGGCACACCAGAACCGTTACCAAAACGGATAGCAACGGAAAGAAACGCACTGAGACAGAGGTTTATTACACATGGGATCATGTTTGGAGTGATTGCAGGCATGTAGAGGAAATCACATTCCAGGGGCGCACATTTCCATATGAGTCAATCGAACTTCCTGCCGAGCGCCTTAATCTTGATTCTGTCGGGGTAGATAACCGCATGAATTATATTTATGTGGGTTCCGATGATCGCTACTATTACAATGTCGTTCCGATGCCGATGACAGGTACGATTTACACATCTCTGCAAAACGGTACGATCAACGATTCGTCTGCCCTGTTTCGTGATATGACCCCAGAGCAGGTGATTGCCCATATGGAACAGAACGAAACTATTTATACCGTAGTCTTCTGGGTGATATGGGTGCTACTCACATGTGGAGCTGTATGCGCTTTCTTGTACCTGGAAAACAAATGGCTTGATTAAGGAGTGGTATTTTGAAGTATAGAAAGGACTTTGTAACTAACAGCAGTTCCAGCAGTTTTTTGATTATAAACCATTCTGATAAGACAATGACTGCAAGGGATGTCGTTTTATCTTTGGTCTCTAAGATTCTGGATGACGCAGAAGACCGATTTATTCTGGAGCCTGGAGAGTCTATTCGATATGAATGTGGCGACGGGGATAACGACGGTGCTTTTGAAAACTTTATCCATAACGGGTTTAGCGGATGGGGATTATCAGATAGATACGGAAATGGGGATGTCTCTATTGATTTCCTGGAAAGTCATCATTAAAGAGGTGAGAAGATGAAAATTCGTAGCGATTTTGTGACGAACAGTAGCTCCAGTAGCTTTATTTGCTGCTTTGCCCGCATCGCAGATCCTATCAAGGCGCAGGCCATTCTTGAAAAGCATAAAGACCGTATTGAGGTTTATACATCGGAAGAGGTTCTGGAGAATATCAAGAACGACCGATGGGGCAGATGGTTAGAGGCGGACTGGGCAGGTGTCGATGTTACTCCGAAAGAGGATTACATCAAGGAACACGCTGGTGATCAGTTCGTCGTGTCGGAGGATCGGCAGGATATCGATGAGGACGAGGACGGCTACCCGGACTACGATGTTGACTACTCTTATTTTAACACCGCTGCAATTGACGATATCACTGAGGAAAATGGTTTTGCGGAAATCGATTGCCAGTGGGGAGCCGGCAGAGACGGCTAAGGAGGGTACATGAAAGTAAGACAAGATTTTGTAACCAATAGTTCTTCCAGCAGTTTTATCCTTGCGTTTGAGAGCAAAGAAGACGGCGCAGAGCAGATTTCCGCCATGGCAAGGCGATACGGCAACGACTATGTAACGCAGCTTCTAAATGACTTCATGGAGGCAACGCCGATCCAGAAAGAAATGTTTGAAAGTGCGGTCATGGATGAAGTTCGTGGTGACGCAGAATTTCTTACGGATTACGGCGAGGGAGGTTGGTGGTCTTCTGATAAGCCCACATTTGAAAAGAAGTGGAGAGAAGAGCACCCGGACAGCGAGTATATTGACTACTTCGACTCCCCAGAGCGAGCGGCGGAGGTAGAGCGCCATACAAAAGAACTTCTCTCAAAAATCAAAGAGGATATTGGCGATAAGGAATACCTGGTAGAGCTGGAGTATGAAGATCATACAGATGTCGGCTCTGAGCTTGAGCATCACATTCTCCCTGAGCAAGAATTTACAGTGAGAAGATTTAATCACCATTGAGGAAAAATCTTATGCTGAAGATTTACAACTCTTATTATATGTATCAACTCGACCATGGAGAGTGGAGCAGGTTTGGATATACGGGTTGGTTTTGCAAAGAGGAAACCGAAGTAATTGACTCAAAAACGATTCTGGAAAACGCGGGCTTTGAACAGGCGTTTGAACATTTTGAGAAAAACCCAGATCACAATATAGCGCCCTGCCGCACATTTATCTTGCGCCGTCCGTATCTGCATTTCTTTGTAGAGTGGTTATATGAGCCTATAAATTTATTCAAAAAAGACTTCTCTTCTATTTCTATTATTGAGGTCAATGAAGAAAAGAAGAACGTCACCCTTGAATGGATTATGGAACATCTTTCCGCTGACAAGGCAATCCAATTTCTAAAAGAGCGGGGCATGGCAGTATGCCCGATTAAGCAGTAAAAGAGGTGTCATATGAAATTCAGAAAAGATTTTGTGACCAATTCCAGCAGCTCCAGTTTTGTTTGCGATATTTGCGGCAACGTCGAGAGCGGATGGGATATGTCGCTACAAGAGGCAGAGATGGTCGAGTGCGTAAACGGCCATACCATTTGCCAGGATGAGATGCTGAGCGCACCCAGAGAAGTAATGCTTCGTTTGATCCAGGAGGAAATGCAGCAATCCTGGTCTCGCTTTAATGGTATGACCGATACGGAGCTGAACGAGAAGACCGATGAGGAACTGGAAGAGATGATGCTGGAGCGCGATGATGGGTATTATAGCATCCCGGAAGAGTGCTGCCCCATCTGCCAGTTTATCGAGTATTCCAACAAAGATCTGGCAAAGTATCTGGAAAGAGAATATAAAGTCTCTCGTGACGAAGTTTTCGATAAGGTAAAACAGCTCAACAAGAGACGCAAGAAACTTTATGACAGCGAGTATGTGACCGAGGTGTGTTCCAGATTCCATCTGAACCCCGCTGAAATCGTCGCCAGTCTGAAAGATCGGTTCGGCACATACAGCCGATTTTATGATTATATCCATAAGGGGTGAACCATGAAAGTAAGAACTGATTTTGTGACCAATAGTAGCAGTAGCTCATTTATCTGTCTTCGATTGCCCACTGGAGCTGTAGAGGCGATCCTTGAGCAAAACGATCTTTCTTCTGAAAAGATTCTGCAACGTATGGACGATGGAGATTATGACGATATCGAGTTGAGAGACAGATATCTTGAGGCTGTGCTTGGGGAGTGCGGACTTGACTATGTTGGATGGACGCTTGATGAAAATGACTTGACTGAGCACAATCTTGCAGAATTGCGTGAAATGCTGTCCAAAGAGATTAAGTCCGTCTACAAAATGGATGTGTCGCCTAACAATCTAATCTTTGATTTTGGAGAGATTTATCGATGAAAATTAGAAGCGACTTTGTTACAAACAGTAGTAGCTCAAGTTTCGTAATTGCGTATAAAACAAATCCAGATATCCCATCTGATGTCGCAGAGAAATATCCTGAGATTAAGTATTTTTACGATATCGTTGAAACACTTCTGCTTTCTGACGCTGGGTATGAAACGACGACCGGGGAGCGATGCACTACAAAAGAGGAACTGGACTCCTGTATTTTGGATTACGAATCCTGCGGCGAAATTGATACCATTGAAAAGATTATCTCTGAGGGATGGTTTTCAAAAGAGCTGTATGACGAGTGCATAAATCTGATCGAAGACGGATATACGATTCTGTTCAAGGATATAGGCTATGACGATGAAGCGCTCCATTCCATGTTAAAGGAGATTGGAGATAAAGGTATCGGTGTCAAAATCCTTGACAGCGATTAAATTAGGAAATAGTTAATCTATTTGAGGTGATGCAATGTATAACGCTTTTGTGACCAGGATTAAAAACCTGCGTAAGCACTCCAATGCAGATCGTCTGCTCTGCGGCGAGTGTTTTGGTAATACGGTAATCGTTGGGCTTGATACGCATCCTGACGAGCTGGGGGTCTACTTCCCCGTTGACGGCCAACTTGGTGTTGAGTTCGCCCAGAAGAACGACCTTCTGCGCAGAAAAGATGAGAACGGGAACCCCGCTGGTGGCTATCTCGATCCAGAGAAGAGGAATATCAAGGCACTGAAGCTTCGCGGCGAGAAGAGCGACGGCCTGTTCATGCCTCTGTCTTCCCTTGCGGATTTCACGGATATCTCTCAGCTCAAAGAGGGCGACACTATTACGCAGCTCAACGGCGTTACGATCTGTGAAAAGTATATCCCAGTTCGTAAAAAAGGAAATTCTGTTGGTGCCGGCAATCGCACCAGAAAGCGCAAAGATCCCATCTCTCCCCTGTTCATGGAACATGCGGACACGGAGCAGCTTCCTTATAACCTCAGCGCTTTCCACCGGGGGGATCTCGTTGAAATTACGCTGAAGATGCACGGTACATCCCAGCGAACCGGCTACCTCCCCGTGCTGTCTGGTTATAAAAAGTCCTTTATAGACAAGCTGCTGCGCCGGCCTGGGAAACCGATCTATGACTGGGGATATGTCACTGGAACCCGCCGCGTTGTTCTCGATACCTTTGACGGCGGATTTTATGGGAGCAACGCATTTAGGGAGCAACACGCCAAGGTGTTCGAGGGCAAGCTCCACAAGGGAGAAACCGTTTACTATGAGGTAGTCGGATTTACTGACGACGGTACGCCAATCATGGCCTCCTGTGATAACAAGAAGGTCGGAGATAAGGAGTTTGTGAAGCAGTACGGCAAGCAAACTGTATTCAGTTATGGGTGTGATCCGAATGGTGTAGACGCTCCGAAGTCTGTCCTCTATGTGTATCGCATGACCACGACCAATGAGGATGGGGATGTTGTGGAGTACCCGCCTTTCTTCATGCGCTATCGGTGTGAACAGATGGGTGTGAACTGCGTCCCGCTCCTGTGGTCTGGGTTTGTGCCTGAGTCTGATAGCCCCGGTGAGTGGGTAAAAACCGTAGCCGAGTGCTACTACGATGGTGCAGATCCCATCGGCAAGTCCCATGTGCGCGAGGGCGTTGTCTGCCGCATCGTGAACCGCCCAAAGTTCACCGCTTACAAGCACAAGAACTTTGCGTTCAAGGTGCTGGAGGGCATTATCAAAGAGGTGGCCTCTGCTCCTGATATGGAAGAGTCCCAGGAAGTAGCGGATGCCGCATGACAAACAAGGAAATGATCGAACCCTGGCGGCAATATGGTGTCCGTCTTGAGAAAGAAGACACCGTAGATGGGGTAACACACCTTTATATCTCTGTCCCAAAGATGTCGGATTTTTTCGATGATAACGGAAATGAGTTATCCGGCGCTCTGCTTGCCAAGCGTGTAAAACGGAGTATTTCAGATCCAATTGTCCTGCGAAGCAGAACCAGAAATGAGCGCTGGACAAAGAACATGTCCTACAACATCGATTACAAACCGGACAAAAAGAACGAGCAGAGGTCAAACCATATCCCAAAAACAGGCGACGATGATTTGTCTGATATTTTTGATATCTTCTTTGGATATGGGAACAAAAATCCATTCACTTAATGAAAGGAGTGTTTGAGATAGAAGAGCGAAGCCATGATGAAAAAATCATGCGCCGGCTTTCAGAACATTTAGACGCTGTAAAGGAAAAGCACCCGGAATGGGTCGGCATTTTCTTGCAAGGGTCGCAAAATTATAAGCTCGACTACGAGGGGAGCGATGTAGATTCAAAGCTCATCGTCCTCCCCTCTTTCGAGGATTTTGTATTGAACCGAAAGCCGTATAGTTACACGCACATCATGGAAAATGATGAGCATGTGGATGTGAAAGACATCCGCTTAATGTTTGATTGCTTCAGAAAACAGAACATCAACTTTGTTGAGATTCTTTTCACGAAATACAGAATTCTTAACCCAAAGTATGCGTCTCTTTTTCAGCCGGTTTTGGACTCCCGCGAGTTGATCGGAAGATACAACGACTTTGCATCTCTGAATTGTATGGTTGGCACCGCAATGGAGAAGCAAAAGGCGCTCTGCCACCCATATCCTGCCACAATAGATAAGATTGAACGGTTCGGGTACGACCCAAAGCAATTGCACCATATTTTAAGGCTTGACGAATTCATGACAAGATGGCTTGCAGGTGAGGCATATGAAGATTGCCTGCTCTCCAAGAAAGCAGATTATCTCAAACAAATTAAATTTGGGTGCCTGAGTAAAGATGACGCTGTTAATATGGCGGAAGTCTACACATCAAAGATGAAAGAGACAAAGGCAAAATATATGGAAGAGCATACGCCAACCGTTAATCGAGCCGTTGACTATGTATTAAACCAGACGCTGATTGATCTGTTTAAGTACAATTTCAAAAGCGAGATCGGCTGTGTTGCTTGAGTATATGGAGGGACAATATGAAACCGATGTTTATGATGATGGTCGGGCTTCCTTACAGCGGGAAGTCCTGCTATGCGGAAAAGCTGAAAGAAGAGTTTAATGCTGTGGTTCATTCCAGCGACGCAATCCGCGAAGAGATCCTTGGGGATGTCCAGGATCAGAATAATAATGGTAAGGTGTTTGATGTGCTTCACCGCCGTGTGATCGAGGATTTGAGCAACGGCAGAAATGTCATTTACGACGCAACGAATATCAACTATAAGCGCCGTATGGACACCATTCAGCGGCTGAGCAAAGTCCCGTGCGAAAAAGTGTGCGAATTCATGGCAACTCCTTTTGCCGATTGCGTGGAGCGCAGCAAGCATCGGGATCGCGTTGTCCCCTATGAAGTCCTGGAGCGGATGTATAAGTCCATTTGGATTCCCCAGTATTATGAGGGATGGGACAAGATTCATGTGATTTACCCGGATGGTTTTAAGACGCTGGATGTGAAAGAGCTTTTCTGGGGTGAAAACGGCTTGGCCTGGCTGGATCAGGATAATCCCCATCATGATCTGACGGTTGGCGCTCACTGCATTGCTACATATGCGAACATTCACAACGGTTCCCCTGAGCTGTATGAGGCGGCAATGCTGCATGATATCGGCAAGGTTTTTACTAAGGCATTCAAAAACAGCAGGGGTGAAGATACCGACATTGCTCATTACTATGAGCACCATCATGTCTCCGCATATGATAGCCTCTTTTATACCCAGCCAGCTCTCGATGTCCTCTATGTCGCTGGGGTGATTCAGTGGCATATGCGCCCCTTTGAATTGGAGCGTGTTCCCCACGCCGAAAAAGCTGTCGCAAAGTTTAAGAGACTGATTGGCGACAAAATGTACGCGGATGTCATGGCTCTTCACGAGGCGGACATCAAGGCAAAGATGGCACCTGCGGAGGAAACGAAATGAAGTGCTCCATATGTGGCAAAGAAGTCCAAACTACCAATCCATGCCCATACAACAAGGAGTACGGCTTTGTGTGCGAGAGCTGCTGTGAAAAGTGTTTTCAGACAGAGCCGTTCCCCTGTTGGGAGTACATTGAAAGAATGGGCAACCGTTATAGAGAGGGAATGTTTTTACACGATTGAAAGGAGTGTTTTTATCAAGTTAGTCAGAAAACTTTTATCATCTTGTGTAATAGCCGCCCTGCTGGTTTTTCCAGCACAGGCCGCAACTTCTGAAGAGATCCAGCAGCAGATTGACAGCGCTATTGAAAAGCAGAGCATGGCACATCAGATTGCAGAGTATGTAAGGAGCTTCGGAGAAAGTGAAGACAACCCGGCAATTCTTTTTGCCCAGGAGAAATGGTGGGAACAGCAGCGCATTCTCACAAATCTCTACCAACAGTATGACCAGGCCGTTCAAGATGAAAATAACAAGGGGAAATATATCGGCACATTCCGCATCTCCCATTATTGCCCGTGCTCGACCTGTAATGGAGGATATTCTGGAACCGCATCCGGCGCTCCCCTTACCCCATGGGTATCAATAGCCGTTGATCCGTCTGTCATTCCTCTCGGCAGTACAGTCTACATAGACGGGTATGGAGAGTTTGAGGCGCATGATACGGGCGGCGCAATTAAGGGAAACAGAATTGATGTATGTGTTGGGAGTCATTCAGAAGCGTACCGCCTCGGTGTCGTATATCGTGATGTGTATGTGAAGTAGGTGTTGATATGAATAACTGCTTTTTACTTCTGTTTATGATTTTTCTCCATATTGTGGACGATTACTATTTACAAGGGATTCTCGCCTCAATGAAGCAAAAGGAGTGGTGGCACAAAACCGCTCCAGAAAAAATGTATCGGTACGATTATATCGTAGCCCTAATTATGCACGGATTTAGTTGGGCATTTATGATTATGCTACCAATCGCCATCAGTATGGAATTTCAATGTCCTATCGGATTTATTTTTGCTTTCTTGGTGAATTTTATCGTCCATGCGCTGGTAGATAATATGAAAGCAAATGAAAGGAGGATAAATCTGATATGCGACCAGTCGATCCATATCGCGCAAATCATTTTAACATTCTTGGCATTTACATGAAGAGCAAAGAAGAAAGGAGCTAATACCAATCCTGGTAAACCAGGTTCTCAGAAGATTGATAAGTCTGAGGTAAAATTGTTTGTTACTGCGTGAAAGCCTTATGGCAAGTAATATGGGAGGATTAAACAGTTGACCGCATCCAGTTTGGTTTGTGGTCGGTATGAAGCACATTGCAAGTGTCAGCTTCGGCAAGGATTCTCTTGCCATGCTGCTCCGTCTCATAGAAGAGAATTGGCCGTTAGATTATGTTATATTTTATAACACTGGAATGGAGTTTGACTGCATCTACAACATTAGAGATAAGGTCAAGCCAATTTTGCAGGAAAGAGGGATTTCTTATGTCGAGTTAAACCCGAAGCGTCCATTTTTATACTCTATGCTTGAGAAAAAAGTGTTTAGTAAGCAAAAGGGCGTTCATTTTGGATATGGTTGGTGTGGAGGCTTGTGCCGCTGGGGAACATCCGAAAAATTACAGTCTATCAGAGAATTCAAAAGAAGCCTGAATGATTTGGTAATCGACTATGTAGGTATCGCAGCGGATGAGCAAGGCAGATTTGAAAAGGCGAGTCAGGATGGTAAAGTTATGCCGTTGGTACAGTGGGGCATGAGAGAATCAGACTGCCTAAAATATTGTCATGACCATGGATTTTACTGGGTTGAAAAAGTGTCAAACGCCGGCGTAGAGTACATGGATCTCTATGATATCCTGGATCGTATTTCGTGTTGGTGCTGCTGTAACAAAAACCTAAAAGAATTGAGAAATATCTATCGGTATTTGCCGCAGTATTGGCGCGGGTTATGCGATCTGCAAAGCAAAATCGAACGCCCATTCAAAGGGTATTACAAAGGTCAGGCCAAAGGCATCTTTGAGCTTGAAGAAAGATTTTCAAAAGAAATTAGTTAATCTAATTTAAGGAGGAATCATTACGAACTACAAAACTGCCTTATTCTGCGAGTTCGATAAGTACGCCGCAGAAAGCTATTGCGCAGTCCATGGCATCGATCCGTCACTGAATATTGGTGATATCACAAAGGCAGATGAGAAATCTGTCCCTGATTTTAATACAATGTTTGGCGGAAGCCCTTGCCAGGACTTCTCAATCGCGGGCAAACAGGGGGGGCTGCATGGACATGTAAAAGTTGCGGCCATACATACAATCCCTTAGAAGCCCATTACACTATGCGGGACAAATGTCCCAAATGTGGATCAACAGAGATTGAAAAGACGAGATCCTCTCTCTTGGTAGAGTGGCTCAGGTTTTTGAGAGAAAAGAAACCGAGATTTGCAATTTACGAGAATGTTAAAAATATTGTAGGCGCTCGTTTTAAGGCTACTTTTGACCTCTTTGTAAAGGAGCTGGAAGACTACGGCTACAATGTATATTGGCAAGTGTTGAATGCAAAAAATTATGGCATCCCTCAAAACCGTGAGCGCGTCTACTGCGTTATCATTCGTAAAGACCTTGACAATGGAAAATTCAACTTCCCATCCCCTATTCCTCTAAAACACTCCCTTAGCGATATGCTGGAGCAGAATGTTGATGAGAAATATTATCTCAGTGATGAGAAAGTTGCCGGTATGATCGCCCCCCCCCGCTGCGTGAAATCAGCAGAACCGTCCGAACAAGCGGACGAAGTTCAACCGACAGACACACATGGGATCTGCTGCCAGCAGATTGGTGCGAAGCTGGGTCAAAAAGGGACATCGTTTGAAGGATATAGCGATGTCGCCATGACTTTGCTTGCGCGTGATTATAAGGGGTTCGGAAACCAGCAAATGACGGGGGTTATAGAAGTTGATTGATAAGATATTGCAAGTTGGCAATTGGACAAAAGGCTCAAAGATAGATAATCCGCAGCGTGGCCGCGTGTACGACCCAAGCGGTATATCTCCCGCCTTGACCTGTATGGGGGGGGTAATTTGGAGCCACACATTATAATTTACGATGATTACAATAGGAGGATCAAGTCAGATCAGACTTGTATAGGGACTGTTATGCCAAATTTCAAAAATGACGCTCCAGGTAATGGGACGAAACTAATTGAGACATACGATAATATTACAATGCTTGGCGGGTTACAAAGGCACCAAACCCCGCGTTCCGATGGTATTTGTCCATGCGTAAACAGCGCCGCTGGAATGGGCGGCGGGCAAACACCAATCGCAATCCGCCCTGGGTTTCGTGTGCGAAAGCTGACCCCAAAGGAGTGTTGGCGGCTTATGGGATTTGAAGACCATGATTTTGAAAGTGCCAAATCCAGAATGAACGAAAATCTTTATAACGGGAAAGACCGTTCTTCTTCCCAGCTCTACAAACAGGCCGGCAACAGCATCGTGGTAGATGTGCTGCTCCACATTATGGAAAACCTGTACGATGCGATGCCGTATTTTTTCGATGATATGGTTGTCGGTTCTTTCTTCTCAGGTATCGGCGCATTTGAAAAAGCTCTTACGAAACTGGACACGCACAAAAGCGCTGAGCCTCCCTCGCCCATCGGGGAGGAACCTGATCTCCAGCAGATTGGCTATATCAACGACTATAACGGTGATGCCAACAGAGTTTACAATGGTGACGGAATTTCTCGTACCCTCAAGGCTGACGCTGGTGGGGGGGGTGCAAAAACAGGATGGTACAAAGTAGTACAGAAGTGAGATGCGAAACATCATGTATCAATTCAAAGGTAAATGGCAAGCAGCCGTCATTATCGAATAGAATTTATGATACATCTGGTGTTGCCGCCGCTGTAACAACTTCTGATTACTTTATGCCAAGATATCAGATAAAAGGATGAACAAAGTGACAAGTGAAGCAATCCACCCCGATACTTGTTCTTGGCGGTTTATCGGGGTAATTGATCCGCAGGGGCGAAAAGCAAAGATAAATAAAGTTATATTGGTTTGCCCAACGCTCCGCGCACAAATACATGGGAATCCCCCTTGCGCAGTATATGAGGTGAGAGAACAAGTTGGAGAACATTGTAAGAATCAAGCAGGCAACGAAAAAAGGTTTTATTGAATGTGTTGTGGGGGGGGCTGTGGATCTGTCCTATCCAAACAGTAAAACCAGACGAGGCAGAGTCCAGGACGGCGGAAGAATTTGCCCCACAATTACAGCTCAAACAACTGGGATTTGCGTGATAGAAAAATCCCCAAACCCAGAAAAACCTCTTGACATTTTAGGAAAACCTGTTATACTGTAATAGGAATTAGTTAAGCAATTCTGACACATAGCCAGAATTTTAAGTCCATCCAAAGGAATTAGTTAATCAATCTAAAAAGGAGTAAAAGTTATGACTAAAATGGATCTGATCCGAAATCTGGCCGAGGATTTTAACTTTGGAGAGCTGCACATTGCCCCTGTAGAGGTGGTGAAGACGGTTCCCTGTACCCTGATTCCGATGCCGACTCAGGTTATCTTCAATCCTCCTGCCACCATTGTGTACTGGGAGGACGGCGATAAGACAGTCGTGCGCTGCGACAACGATGTGTTCTCCGAGGAATTTGGCTACGCCATGGCCTGCATGAGAAAGGCTTATGGCTCCCGCGCGAACTTCAAGGCGCAGTTCAAGAACGCATTCCGCCCTCAGCAGAAGCCGAAGAAGCAGAAGAAGGCCAAGGAGGTTGATCAGCAAGAGCCTGCTGCCGCTCTCCCCTCTCCCGCTCACAATGTTATTGGGCTTGACAAGATGATCAAGCAGCTCGCCGGTGACGACAGCATGGGTGTCCGCGTGGGCTATCGGGTAAAAGAGAACGAGTAATTTCGTATGTGTAGAGTGTGGCTGTGTGTTTCAAAATCCAAAGGATTATGTTGAGACACACGGCCTTGACACTCCGCCCTATGAGCATTTCACTGGATGTCCCGTGTGCGGTGGGAACTATGTTCCGTATAAACAATGTGACTACTGCGGGAACCCCATATTGGATGGCTATGTGGTGATAAAATCTGGCGAAGTGTATTGCGACAACTGTTACAGACAAAAGAATATCGAAGATTTATGGGAGTGATAAACCCTGGTAAATGAGGATCTAAAACAGCGGTATCTCTCTATCTGTAGGGAGAATATTTCACGAGATGGCATTGAAAATTTGCTGGCCTGGATCGAAACCACAGACTTTTACTATGCCCCAGCCAGCACCAGATTCCACGGCAATCATGAGGGCGGTCTTCTGGAGCATTCTCTGAATGTTTACGATGCCTTAAAGGATTTAGTTAAGCAATTTCCAGAGATCGTGGTATCAGAAGAAACCATTGCAATTTCAGCCCTGTTTCATGATTTGTGCAAGGCAAACTATTATGCAGTAGGCACCAAAAATGTCAAGGATGAGGCAACCGGTCAATGGCATAAAGAGCCGTTTTATAAGGCAGAAGACCAATTCCCTGTTGGACATGGTGAAAAGTCTGTCATTATTCTTCTTCGTCACATGAAGTTGACGGACGAAGAGATCTATGCAATCCGTTGGCATATGTCCGGGTTTGACAGTGCTGTAAAAGGCGGTGATTTTGGTTGCAGCAAGGCTTACGATTCTTGCCCATTTGCCGTTCTGCTCCACCTTGCAGATATGGAAGCAACCTATTTGATGGAGGAACGAAGTGTCTGAAAACAATGCAACAATGAACTTGAACCGAAAGCTCTTTGAGCTTCGCAAGTATGTAGATGTAGTGAAGAAGAGCAAGAAGGGCTACGGTTACACCTATGCGTCTATCGTAGAAATTCTTGCTAAACTGAAAGCCGGCATGGATAAGTATGGCCTGCTGCTTGAGGAAGAGTGCGTCCATGGATCGCAGAAGATCGTGATTGACCACTACGAAAAGCAAAAGGCAACGAAGAACGGCGATGTAATCCAAGAGGTCGTTCATGAGTTTGTTGTTTCCCAGGATATCATTTTTACCTGGATCGATGTGGACAGTGGGGAGTCGAGACGGGTTCCATGGACTTGTTGCGGAGAACAGGCAGACCCATCCCAGGCACAGGGCGGCGGTTTTACCTATGCTCAGCGTCAATTCCTGACTCAGTATTTCCAGATCGCCACCCCTGAGGACGACCCGGATTATTACCGCAGTCAAAAGGAAGAGGCAGAGGTCGAGGCAAATATGGCAGTGACAAAGCAGATTGTCACCAAAATCGATGCCCACGTCCATAGCTATTTGGACGCAAATGATAACTCTGAAGCCGCCCGCAAGACGCTTACGGAGCTGGTAAAGAAACATGTGCGCAATGGCAATAAGCCGACTGCCGACTACATGAATTATCTGACTGACCCGCAGGTTGCGGCGCGTCTCTACGAAGAGCTGCAACAGCAATGCCCAATTAAGGATGGAGGTAGTAAGTAATGGGGTTTCATACAGGTGCTTATGCGACCGTGTGGGAGATTACGGAGACTGGCAGCAAGTTCTCCAAAATCCGTATCTCCACCAGCCGCAAGGATAAGGAATCGGATGAGTATGTCACCGATTTCAACGGCTTTGTCTCCATGGTTGGCGACGCAAACAAAAACATCAATCTGATCTCCGATGCGCTGGAGGGTGGTGGCCGCTGCCGCATCAAGATCGGTTCCTGTGATGTGTCAAACCGCTATGACAAGGAGGCTGGCCGCGAGTATACCAATTTTGCCATGTTCGACTTCGAGATGGCCGATGGCTCCAAGGACAGCGGCAAGTCAGCTGGAAAGCCTGCTAAGAAAAAGCAGCAGAAGGGCAAGCCGGCCTCTCCCCTGGCGGATGAAGAGTCGGACGATGACGACGAGAATTTGCCGTTCTAATTGAATCAATCGGCGGTGATGCTCTATTCGATATGATTTAACGATATCAGATATGGTATGGAGCTATTCTCGCCTTACTTCATTCGAGGAATGCCCGTACAGATGGTTCCTTAGCTATCTGTATCGGGACGAGTACGGTAGGCCGCTGAAAAAGAAAAGTGGGTTTTTTGCAGAGTTTGGTAGTTACATACACCTGATTATGCAAATGTACTTAGATGGTGTATTGAAGAAGAACGAGCTTTCGACCTTCTATGTAGCCCACTTTTCTTCCAATGTAAGATCAAAAGCTCCAAACCAAAAAATATACCACAATTATTTTGAGCAGGGTTTTCGTTATCTTGATAATCTGTCGTTCCCCCAAAGAACGGTTCTTGGCGTAGAGCAAAATGTGAACTTCTCCTTTGCCGGGAAACCATGGACTGGGTTTATAGATTTGGTCAGTGAGGACAATGGGAAACTGATTATCACCGATCATAAGTCAAGGCTGCTAAAGCCCCGCTCACACCGCTCTTCTCCTACGAAATCAGATCTGGAACTGGACAGTTATTTACGGCAGTTATATGTCTACTCCGCATCCATCAAAGATCAGTACGGCAGATATCCAGACGCACTTGAATTTAATTGCTTTCGTTCTCAAACAATGATTCAAGAGCCATTTCGTATGGACAGAATGCGTGAAATTGAATTGTGGTCAAAAGAAGAAATTGAAAAAATCACAGTGAATGATGAATGGTCAGCAAATCCAGATTATTGGCGGTGCCATTATCTATGCGATGTATGCGCAGACTGTGAATACAAACAGATGTCCTGAAGAGAGGGGTGACGGGAGCTGCAAATTGATCGAGATACAATCCTCGAAGCAAAAGAAAAGCTTGGAGACGATAACGCTAAAATTATCGTTCAGGAGTTAGGGATTCAGGATTTTGACGAACAGAATTTGAGGTGCTGCTGCCCCTTCCATCAGGAAGACCACGCCTCTTTTATATATAACAGAAAAACATTTTCCTTCCATTGTTTCGGCGCTTGCGCCAGAAACTATGACATCCTTGATGTGTTTATTTACAAGGGGATGACCTACCTTCAGGCTTGTCAAAAGCTGTTCGATCTCGCTGGGATCAAGTACAGCTTTGGCGAGCTTGGAGTAAAAACAAAACACCAGTATAGATATCCAAAAGAAGTACCGCTTGGCGATAAAAGCAAGGTGTATGAGTATTTCAAGCGCCGCTGTATCAGCCCGCAAACTCTTGACTATGCGGACGTTCGCCAGGACGAAGATGGCAACATCGTCTGGAACTACTACGACTCCAATGATGTCTTGACCATGGTGAAATACCGCCCATCCAGAAAGGTACATAAAGGGGAGAACAAGTGCTGGTGCCAGAAAAACGCAGATACCAGCAACTTGCTTTTCAATATGAACCGCATCAATGTGACAGCACCCCTCTTAATCTGTGAGGGGGAGCCGGATTGTCTATCCGCAATTGAGTCGGGCTTCACCAACGCTGTTTCCGTCCCGCTCGGCAGCGGAAACTTCCACTGGATCGAAGAGTGCTGGGACTGGCTTGAACAGTTTGACAGCATTATCGTGTGTGCGGACAACGATGAAGCCGGGCAAAAAATGCAGAAAGAGGTCGTATACCGCCTCGGCAGTTGGCGCACCAAGGTTGCCGAAGTGCCACCGATTTATGAGGCGGAGAACGGCAAAAAGTACAGCGTCAACGATCTGAACGAAGCTCTCTATTATCTTGGCAAGGAAAAGGTTCTTGAGATCATCTTGAACGCCAAGGATAGTCCCGTTCCTGGTGTGATTGACTTCTCCGACATCCAGGATGTGGACTTAGACCAGATCGACGGTATCACAACCGGCATACGTCCCCTTGACCGATATCTGATGAAGCTATTCCAGGGGACGCTCAATATCATCACCGGCATCAACGGAGCTGGCAAAAGCTCGTTTATCAATCAAATCATTTGCCAATCGTTGGAGCAGGATAAAAATGTATTCCTCTTCTCTGGTGAGCTGCCAAACTTCCAGACAAAAAACTGGCTCAACTCTGTGCTTGCAGGCCAGCGCCACATCGAAGAGCGACACTGGCAGGACGCGACTTACTATAAGGTTTCTCCAGAGGCAAAACGGGAAATTGATGAGTTTTATCGTGGCCGTTTGTATATCTACGAGGACGGACGATCCAACCGTATGACGGATCTGCTGAAGACTATGGAGGATTCCGTCAGAAAGTACGGGACAAAGCTGTTGATTCTCGACAACCTAACCGCTATCAATTTGGAGTGCAGCGACGACAACAAATATAATAAGCAGTCTGAATTGATTATGAATCTGATTGCATTTGCAGTCAAATTCAATGTCATTGTTCTGCTGGTCGTGCATCCACACAAAATTGATACCATGCGCCGGTTAAACAAGATGGATGTGCAGGGCATCTCCGCCATTATCGACCTGGCGCACCGCATCATCAGCCTATACCGCGTCTCTGATAAGGATAAGCAGGGCGAACCAAAGCTAAATGGTTCCGGCTGGCGCGTAAAACCGATCAAGGAAGATGTGCTGATCGACATCCTAAAGGACAGAATGCTCGGTTACGAAGGACGCAGCGTTGGTGTCTATTATGATCAGCCGTCCAGACGATTTTTCACATCTGAAGAAGATCTGGATCGCCGCTACTCCTGGGATAAACACCCTTATGTTGGCGGTCTCCCCTATCCTCCAGAGCAATTGAATGATGAAGAGGATGAGGTGTTTGGCACGGTAGACGGACATTAGTAGGGAGGCGAGTCTTCTGAGTAAAAACTATACTGCTTATCATGTTCACTCTGAGCTGTCTTTGCTGGACAGCGCAACAAAATTCCAGGACTATATTGATCGCGCCGTCCAGCTCGGCCAAACCGCAATTGCGTTTACAGAGCATGGCAACATCTATCAATGGGTTGCCAAAAAGATGGCCTGCGACAAGGCTGGAATCAAGTATCTCCATGGCGTTGAGTGCTATTTGACTGAGCAGCTTTATGAGTACCCCGACGCAAACGAGCTGTGGAGAGAAGCGCAGTCCGGCAGAAATGAACAGGACGCAAAAAAAGTGCTTGCTGAGATGATGGAGTCCGGTAAGAAAAAAGTGAGAGATAATTACCACACGATTTTGATTGCAAAGAATTACGACGGCATTCTTGAGATCAACAATCTGGTGAGCTTGTCAAACCGAGACGACCATTTTTATTACAAGCCAAGAATTACATTTGAAGAGTTCCTTGGCATCTCAGACAATGTAATCAAAATAAGCGCCTGTCTCGCCTCCCCGCTCAATAAAATGAGCGTCCGACACCCGATGTATGAAAAACTGCTGAAACATTACGACTATTTGGAAGTGCAGGCTCATAATTTTGGGGAGCAGATTTCTTACAACTGTCATCTTGCGGAGATGTCAAAGAAATATGGCATCCCTTTGATTGCCGGCACAGACACCCACAGCATCGATGCGTATAAGGCGGAATGCAGAAGTATTATGCAGCTTGCAAAGCACATCGAGTTTGCGGACGAGGACAGTTTTGATTTAACCTACAAGACCTACGACGAACTGGTTGAGATGTTCCGAATTCAAGGCGCATTACCAGAGCAAGTATTTCTTGAAGCGATAGAAAACACAAACCGTATGGCCGACTCTGTTGAGCCATTTGAACTGGATATTAGCTTCAAGTACCCGAAGCTATACGGGAATGCCGCAGAAGATAAGGCCGTATTTGAAGATACCATTCGCAAAAACTTCCAGTCAAAAATTGATGAGGGTGCAATCACCCCAGAGCAAATCCAGAATTTCAAGGACGCTATCAAAGAAGAGTGCCGCGTTTTTGATAAGATCGATATGTCTGGATTTATGTTATTCATGTCTGAACTTGTTACCTGGTGCAAGTCAAACGGTATCCCAATTGGTTTCAATCGCGGTTCCTGTGGAGGCTCCCGTGTAGCATATGTCACAAATACCACGGACTTAAACCCAGAGACTTGGCATACGGTTTTCAGCCGTTTTTGCAACGAAGACCGTAAAGAAATTGGAGATATTGATATCGACGTGTCCCCATCTGACCGCGACAAAGTGTATGAGTACATTATCAACCGGTTTGGTCAGGAGAAAACCGCATTTATCCTGGCAATCGGCACGATTAAATCGAAAGGCTGTATCGATGAGATTTGCCGTGCGTTGGGTGTAAAGTGGAACAAGGAGCACCAGAGAGATGAAAGAGGATTTCGTAAGGCACTGGAGCTTCTAAAGGATAATAGCGCTTCAGTTCGTTTTGGCGACCATCCTGACGGGTGTGAACTTTATCACTTTGATGAAAACGGAACACTAATTATCTCAAAGCAATTTGAGCATATCCCAGGGATTGAACTGGTCAAACAGTTCACCAAAGAGTATTCAAAGTTGAAAGAAGAAAACGAAAAAATCTTTCAGAAAAACCCATGGGTTGGTAAAGTAAACACTGAAATCAAGGATTTGTTTGAGCTTGATGAGGAAAAGGCAAGGAGCCAATATCCAGAAGTATTTTACTATTACGATGGGTTACTGGATGTCGCAATTTCCCAGTCGATGCACCCAGCAGGTATCGTGGCAAGCCCCATTACGCTGCGGGATCACTACGGAACATTTTTGTCCGAGGGAAAAGAGATCCTACAGATTGATATGGAGTGCGTTCATGAAGCCGGCTTGGTGAAGTATGATATCCTCGGCCTGAAAAATATCGAGATTATCAAAGACACCTATGCGCTCATCGGGAAGCCATACCCCAAGTCTCACGAAATCAATTGGAATGATGACGCTGTTTGGAATGACATGCTGCGCTCCCCCATCGGTATTTTCCAGTTCGAGTCTGCATTTGCATTTGACAGTCTGAGAAAGTTTAAGACGCACAGCATTTATGATATGTCGCTGGTCACAGCCTGCATCAGACCGTCTGGCGCTTCTTATCGGGACGAACTGCTTCAGAGAAAGCCGCATCACAACCCGTCTCCTATCATTGACGACCTTCTGAAAGACAACCTCGGCTACCTGATCTACCAGGAGGACACGATTAAGTTCCTTCAGCAAATCTGTGGACTTTCCGGCAGCGAAGCTGATAATGTGCGCCGCGCCATTGGCCGTAAGCAAAAGGACAGACTGGAAGCCGCTCTGCCCGATATTCTGGAGGGGTACTGCTCCAAATCCTCCCAGCCAAGAAACATTGCTGAGGAAGAGGCCAAAGAGTTCTTGCAGATCATTGAAGACAGCGCATCTTACCAGTTTGGGTATAACCACTCCATTGGGTACTGTATGATCGGATATTTGTGTGCGTACCTGCGCTACTACTATCCGGCAGAGTTCATTACCGCATATCTGAACAACGCCAATAACGAGGACGATATCAAAAACGGCAGCGCACTTGCTGAGCTATACGGGATTCAAATTGTCCCGCCTCGATACGGTATTTCCAAAGACCGATATGTGTACGATAAAGACCGCAATGTAATTGCAAAAGGGATCAACTCTATCAAGTACATGAACAGCACTGTTGCGAACGAGCTATACGATCTTGCAAAACGCAGCGATCCAAGAACCTTTATGTCGCTTCTCACCCTAATGAACAATGAGACATCTATTGATACCAGGCAGAGGGATATCCTGATCAAAATTGATTTCTTTGTTGATTTCGGGAATGTGACGGAATTATCCAGAATCGCATCCATATTTGTGTTCTTCAAAAATGGCACTGCGAAAAAGGTGCAAAAGGATAAGATCAGCGGGCAGATGCTTGATGTTGTATCGAAATATGCGACAGACAAGAACAAAAACGGGACAGAGGCTAAGTCATTTACCATCACGGATATGGCCGGCCTGCTGAATGAATGCGAAAGCGTAATCAAATCGCTTCACCTGCCAGACCTGGACTTGAAATGCAAAATCCAGAATCAGATTGAGCTTATGGGATATATCGATCTGACGACAAACAAGAAAGAGGATCGACGAAAGCTGTTGATAACAGATGTATTCCCATTGTCCAGCAAAAAAGACAACACGGTTTGGGGTTATGCGGCACAAACCAGATCGATTGGGAGCGGCAAGGTGTCCAGACTCACCATCAGGTCTTCCGTGTACGCAAAAACACCAGTCAAACGATTCGACATAATCTATGCAAAGGAATTGGAAAAGAATAGGAGTGGTTATTGGTATTTGCTCGATTATGATTTGATCGCATAAAGCAAGAAAGGATATAACGGAAATGACACATAAACATAATTTTATCTTTAAGGCCGCATCGGTTCTCTGCATGGCTTTGGTGATTGTTCTTCTCTCATCTTTTGTATATCCAGTTGCCAATGAAGTATCTGCAAAGGAAGCAACATCTACCACCGTAATTATTCCGCCTCCATATTTGGCGAGTGCTCCGGCAGTTACAGAAGGAACCGAGATCCAGCCTGAAGAAGAGAGTGTAGATGTGAGCGCTCCCGTCGTTCCATATACAGAGGAAGACCTGGATTTGCTCGCAAGACTGATTACCGCAGAAATGGGAGCAAGCTGGGTGTCGGATGAAATGCAGCTCTATGTGGGCAGCGTTGTGCTCAACAGAATGCAGCACCCGCTCTTCCCCGATACTTTATACGATGTAATCTACGCAAAAGGCCAGTATTCTCCAACATGGACTGGCGCAATCAATAACACGCCAGACGAAAGAACCATCGAAAACGCACGTCAGCTCTTGGAGCAAGGCAGCGTTCTCCCAGAAAATGTTGTGTTCCAGGCAAACTTTCCCCAGGGCGACGGAGTGTATTACGAATACTATGATGAAGTGCTTGGAACCACAACTTATTTCTGCTACCTAAGCAATTAGTTAATCTATTTTATGGAGGTTATGCGATGAAAGTAATTAAGCCGAGTTTTGAGATTATCACGCCGATTGATTCAGAACAGATTCTGAAGACGATTGAGGCGGTGGGAAGAACCTGCTACAAGAGCGAAGACAAGATTACAGATACATCCTGTGAATCTTTTGTCAGAGGCATTATCAAGAGAGGGCATGAGGCGGTTATCGAGCATTACAACATCACTGTCCGTCTGATCAATGACCGTGGCGTTTCTCACGAGGAAGTCCGCCACCGCATTGCAAGCTATGCCCAGGAGAGCACAAGGTACTGCAACTATTCCAAGGACAAGTTTGGAAATGAAGTGACCTATATCGATCTCAAGGGCGGCATGGAGCTTGATCCCAAGATGAAAAATCTCGACGCTGAGACCACCGCCGCTATTTACAATGAGTGGCTTATGGGCTGCGCCGATGCGGAACGCCATTACAACCGTATGATTGAGCTTGGTGCGTCTCCCCAGATTGCAAGATCGGTTCTGAATAACTCAACCAAAACTGAGATCTGTATCACCATGAATATGCGTGAATGGCGGCATTTCTTCAAACTTAGAACGCCTGTTGCGGCTCACCCCCAGATGAGAGAGATCGCTATGATGCTGCTCCAGGAGTTCAAAAATAAGATCCCCGTGCTTTTTGACGACATTGAATGCGAGGTTGCCTAAATGAAAGTAGTTTGTATTTCCGGTAAGGCACAGCATGGTAAGGACACAACTGCCGGCATGATGAAGACTGTGCTGGAGGACATGGGGTACTCTGTTTTGATTGCCCATTATGGAGACCTTCTAAAATATGTGTGCAAGACCTTCTTCAACTGGAACGGAGAAAAGGACGATTACGGAAGAAGTCTGCTCCAAAAAGTAGGCACAGATATCATTCGCACCCAGCGCCCAAATTACTGGGTTGACTTCATCAAGGATATGCTTACCATGTTCCATTCTGAGTGGGATTTTGTACTGATTCCAGACAGCAGATTTCCAAACGAAATTGACTCGCTGAAGCAGGCCGGGCTTGATGTAATCCACATCAGAATTAGACGGGAGAATTTTGAAAGCCCGTTGACTGCGGAGCAGCAGAGCCACCCGTCCGAGACTGCTCTTGACCATGTTATCCCAGATTTTCTAATTGTGAACGACGGCACATTAGAGGATCTTTACAATAAGGTTTGCGGCCTGATCGCAAATAGATACGGAGTGTGTGCATGAAGAAACTGACCATATTGGTTGATATGGACGATGTTTTGGAAAACCTGGTAGAGTGCTGGGTAAACGAGTTAAACAAAAAGTGCGGCTCGTCCCTGCGGGAAGAAGATATTACCGATTGGAGAATCGCAAAATTCTTCCCGCAGCTCACCAAGGATGACCTCTTCTCTCCGCTGAATACAACCGAGTTTTGGGAGAAAATCTCCCCCATGCAGAACGCTCAGGAGGTATTGAAAAGGCTGATTGACGACGGGCATACCATTCGCATTGTAACTGCATCGTATTACGCGACCGTACCAGCAAAGATCAAACGACTACTGGAAATGTACCCGTATCTAAAATGGGAAGATGTGATTGTTGCAAGCGATAAAAGCCTTGTCAACGGGGATATCATGATCGACGATGGGACGCACAACCTTGAAACAACCTCATGCGATCTGCCTATTCTGTTTGACCGTCCGCACAACCGCAGCTACAACGATTTAGCGGCTGGCATGGTTCGCGTAGAAACCTGGGATGAAATTTACGAAGTCGTTTCTGATTTTGCGGAGCTTCTTTCCGCAGACGATGAAATCGACAGAGTTTTGAAAGGAGTAGATGTAGAAAGCGTATGATTGTACTTTATTCAACAGGTTGTCCCAAGTGTGGAATTTTGGAAAGAAAATTAAATGAGAAAAATATCTCATTTACAAAGTGTACTGATGTAGATGAAATGCTTGCTCTTGGAATTATGTCTGTTCCAGTTCTGAGTGTAGACGGGGATATGATGGATTTTTCAAAGGCAGTTCAGTGGGTAAACGAACAGGGGGAGTGATGACATATGGATATTACGCTAAAGCTTTCTAAGGATTTTGAGCGCTGCTTAGAAGACCTAAAGAAAAAGTACGGTGAGGATTTTGAATATATCAATGGAGTCCACCCCAGTCAGCTCGACTTCAGCGAGTTCATTGACAATTTTGTTGATAAGGACACCCTGGCCGATGCGTCCATTGATCCGAATGCGAATGCAAACCACAAGGACATCCGTAGCTTTATGACCGAAAAGGCAAAGAGCGAAGATAAGCTGTTCGGCCTGAACAAGATTTTCCTCACTATCAAGAAGCAGTGGGGCTTGCGCACCGCTAAGCAGTGGCTGGAGCAGGAATTCAGCAAGGGGTTTTATTTGAACGATTCCACAACCGCGAGTTATTTCCCCTATTGCTGGGCAAACGACCTGACCAGATTGGCAACGGAGGGATTGTTCTTCCTCGACCACTATAATCACCAGGCACCGAAGCACCTCACCACCTATTTTGACGATGTGATCGAGTTTGTATCTTTCCTGTCCAACCGTCAGTCCGGCGCAGTTGGCCTCCCGAATGTGTTGATCTGGGCGTGGTATTTCTGGAAGAAGGATGTGGATGGCGGGTACTACATGAAAAACCCAAGCTATTATGCTCGCCAGCAGTTCCAGAAATTCATCTACCGTTTGAACCAGCCGTTCTTACGGATTGATCAGTCCGCCTTTACCAACGTCTCCATCTTTGACCGTCCGTATCTGGAATCGCTGTTCGGCGGAGTGGAGTTCCCGGACGGACAGCTCGCCATTGACCACATTGAGGACTTTATTGAGTTCCAAAAGGTGTTCATGGAGGTCGTGAGTGAAATTCGGGAAGAGAATATGTTCACCTACCCCGTTCTCACCTATTCTCTCTACTACAAAGATGGGAAGTTCCAGGACGAAGAGTTCGCCCGCTGGTGCAGTAACCATAATATCAAGTGGTCTGACTCCAATTTCTTCGTCAGCGATAACATCGGTATTTTGAGTAACTGTTGTCGGCTGCTCAGCGATACCAAGAAGCTGGATGCCTTTATCAATTCCATCGGCGGCACTGCTCTGAGTGTAGGCTCCTGCCGCGTGAGCACCATTAACCTGGTTCGTATCGCCTATGAAAGTAAGCTCAACAAGAAGAAGTACCTGGATATCCTTAGAGATCGTGTGCTGCTTGACTGCAAGGCTCTGTACTCCATGCGCCATGTGATCAAGCGCAACATTGAAAAGGGACTTTTGCCAAATTACCAGGACGGAGCTGTGGAGCTGGATAAGCAGTTCTGTACTATCGGCGGTATCGGAATGTATGAGGTTATGGATTTGTTTAGTCTGATTGACGAGGACGAAATGGGAAACAAATCGTATTCCGATGAGGCCGTTGAGTTCGCCGCTGAGATTCTTGATACGATCAACGAGGTAAAGGACAACTTTGAGTGTGATTTCACATTCAATCTGGAGATGATTCCGGCTGAAAACTGTGCCGGTGTCATTTGTGCAGCAGACAATCTTCTCTTTGAGCAGAACAAGTATTTTATCTACAGCAACCAGTGGATTCCACTGATGGAGAAATGCACGATTCAAGAGAAGTGCCGGCTTGGAAGTCTGTTCGACAAGAAATGCGGTGGTGGCTGCATTGCTCATATTGATATTGAGAGCCGGTTCCCGAATGAGGAAGCTGCATGGGATATGCTCAACTATGTGGCAAGCCAGGGCGTAATTTACTTTGCGTTCACCACAAAGATTTCCGTGTGTGCTGACAAACACGCTTTTATGGGGACTAAGACCTGTCCCATTTGCGGAAAACCGATTGCAGATACCTACGCTCGCGTCGTGGGATTCTATACCCCTGTGAGCAGCTATCAGAAGATCCGTAAGCAGGAGTTCAACCAGCGCAAGTGGTACGATGTCCTTACAAAAAGTGAGGTCATGTGATGCGGGTAAAAGGGATTATTGAAGAGGATTTCACCAACTTCAAACTCCCCGCCATGTTTATTAACACCTCTTTTTGTGACTTTAAGTGCTGTACCGAGTCGAACCTGGGTATTGAGGTGTGCCAAAACGCACCTCTTGCCCAGGCACCATCAAAAGACATTCCTAACTCAGTCATTTATCAGCATTTTGCAAACAATCCAATCACCAAAGCGGTTGTCATTGGCGGCATGGAACCTTTCTTGCAGATTGATGAAGTTGAGGATTTGATCAAGCTGTTTCGTTCAAATGGCGATACTTCTCCCATCGTTATTTACACGGGATATTATCCAAACGAGGTACGATCCTCGCTTGAACGTCTGGAGAAATATAAAAATATCATTGTTAAGTTTGGCCGGTTTATTCCAAATAAACCGCATAGATACGATGATGTGCTTGGTATCACTCTTTCATCAGATAATCAGTACGCAGAACAGATTTCATAAAGGAGTTACGCATGATTATTAAGATAAATCCAGACAAAGAGTTTGTCAAAGAAATGAGAGAAAAGCTGAGAGAAAACGATGGGTATTGCCCCTGTGTGATTGTCAAAACACCAGATACAAAGTGCATGTGCAAAGAGTTTCTGGAGATCGAAGAGGGCAAGTGCCATTGCGGGCTATACACCAAAATCAAGGAGGCAGATGACAACAAATGAATCGAGTAGCAAAATTCAGCAAGGTGTCTTTCGATCAATTCTACAACGATTTTTGTGACACATTTTTTGAGAACTGCGATAAGCCGTCCAAAGAACATGTTAAGGGGATTTATGATGAAATCAAACTACCCACAAGGGCGACGGTCGGATCTGCCGGGTATGACTTCTACGCACCGATTGATATGAGTCTTGTCCCTGGCGTGGAGATGAAAGTCCCTACCGGCATCCGCGTTGAAATCGATCCTGGCTGGTGGTTGGCCTGTATGCCGAAAAGCGGCCTTGGTTTCAAATATCGGCTCCAGTTGAACAACACTGTTGGCGTAATCGACTCCGATTATTTCCACTCCGATAACGAGGGACACATTTTCGCAAAGGTAATCAACGACAGCCGGCAGAATAAAAAGCTATTCGTCAAAACTGGCAGCAGCTTTGTGCAGGGCATTCTTCTCCCCTATGGGATTTCGTATGACGATGAGGCAGATGGAGTGCGCAACGGTGGATTTGGATCGACCAGTATTCCAGACATTGTTGAGTTTGGCGCTAAAAACTAAATAAGAATTATGGAGGTGTCTACATATGGACGCAAGCAAAGCCTACTCCCCTGATGAGTATTTCCAATTTATCAAGGACAGAAAGCATAGTGTTACCGATGAAGACCTGACGGCAATTTACGATAATTGTCTGGAACTTTTGAACAAGTATCGAATCACAGGGCAAACAAAAGGAATGCGGAAACTGATTTTCCATCTTGAGTGCATTGAAAAGGAGCGGGAATTGATTGCGCTCGGTGTAGACACTTTCATTTATCGTGACGATATTGAAGAGTATATCGACAATGTGGCAAAAGATGTTGTGAAAATCATTGAGCTTGAAAACTATGAGCGCGAGATCCCAGACGAGATCGTTTCCGTTGTAGAGGCGGTTAAGGATAAGTTTGATAAGCTCTATGTCCTTTTTACTGACTATACTGGCCGCGTAGAACGGCAGGTAGAGAAAGAGCGCCGGAGTACAGACCCGATCCTGTTTGGCACATTCCAAAATGAGGCAAGCAGAACTGTTGTTGACCGCTTCTATTTCCTTGGGGATTGGGAGGATGAATATTGCGATCTTACTCTTGATAAGCTGGTTGGTGATTTCAAAACTCATAGTGGAAGGAATATCACACACACCATTAAAACCCCTGAGGACATTGCGGAGCTGAAAGCGCAGCTCAACGGAATTGTAGAGAATCAGCGCGGAGAATTTAGAATCACATCTGTTGAGAAGAAGAGTTTCTTTAACAAAATCAGAAGTATCTTTAGCGGTAAGCGCAAATGAAAACCAACGTCGATTTAACTGCGTCCCGCACATTCAGCACTCAGCGAAGAGAAATATCCCTAACCAAAGTAATGAGGGAATTTGGAAAGCATTTTCTTTGGGATTATGAGCATATGAAGATGGTTCAGTCTGACTATGATTTGTCAAACTACAAGAATTCTCTTATCCTATGCGGAAATGCGTCTGAGCGTCAAATGCAAAGATTTAACCATGCGCTTGATACCGGGGATATATGCGAGTGCTGCGGGGCAAGACTCACTGAAAAGCCGTGGGCAAGGCACTATTGTCTGTGCTCTCGTTGTGCTGAAGAGCTTGATTATGGCTGCCAGAAAACATGGCGATATAAAGAAGATAGTCTTTGGCAATCAGCTGATTTTCTGACCAGAGAAATGAACCGAAGGAGCTAAAATTTGGAGTTAGATAAGGTTTATAATATTGATTGTCTTGTCGGCATGAATTGTATCGATGATGAGTCAATAGATATGATTCTGTGTGATTTACCATATGGTATCACTAAAAACAAGTGGGATTCGATTATTGACCCCGTTCAATTATGGAAGCAATATGAACGGATTATAAAGCCAAGTGGCGCAATCCTTTTGTTCGGGCAAGACAAGTTTACAGCAAAAATGATGTTGTCAAATCCAAAACTACATAGATACAACATTATTTGGGATAAGGTTATGAAAAGCGGGTTTCTAAATGCGAAAAGAATGCCGCTGAGAGAGCACGAGGACATTATGGTGTTCTATAAATCACAGCCTATCTACCATCCACAAATGCACAAAGGCTCTCCTAATCATAGTAAGGGTAAGGCTGTTGGAGAAGCAATTGAGGATATCAGTTCCAACAGAATATACGGCTCTTATAAAGTTGTGGAGAACAAGAGCGATATGAAATATCCTACATCTATTTGGAGATTTCCAAAGCCTCATCCTTCAGTAGCAATTAGTTCAACGGAAAAGCCGATTGATCTATTGCGATATGCCATTCGCACCTATACGAATGTGGGGGGGGTAGTTCTGGATAATTGCTGTGGATCTGGTTCTACACTAATTGCCGCAAAGTTAGAAAACAGGCATTATATTGGGATGGACAACGGTATATGTGATAATAAAAAGAGTAAATATTACGGTATGCCGTGGGCTGATGTGTCCTTAAAAAGATTGGAGGAAGTCGCATGAACGAATACTGTTACGATGGCGCTTGTGGCGGGATAATCACTGAGCGCTGGCGTGGTGATATGCAAGATTTAAGCTGCAATCGTGGGTATGGAATGATGTGCGAAGGTGGTACATACGCAGAGGAATTGTGTAAGGACTGCCCCATGAATCAAGTGTTTCTTGCCAAGGATAATGATTTTCATTTTTAATCGATAGGAGTGCAACAAAATGTTCAAAGTAATCGTGGCCGGCGGCAGAGACTTTAATAACTATAAAGGGCTTTCCGACAGCCTGGATTACCTCCTAAAGAATATAAATGATGATATCCAGATCGTGTGTGGCATGGCTCGTGGCGCAGACAGGCTTGGAGAACGATACGCAAAAGAGCATGGATATCAGGTCATCTACTTCCCCGCCGATTGGGATCTCGATGGGAAGTCCGCAGGATTCAAACGGAATGTAAAAATGGCAGAATACGCAGACGCTCTGGTTGCTTTCTGGGACGGCGAATCCAAAGGGACAAAACACATGATTGAAACAGCAAAAGAAAAAGGACTCGATATCCGTATCAAGCACTACCATATTAGGAGACAAGAATGAACCGATACATAAGTGATTTACATTTCGGCCATGCAAATATTCTGAAGTTTGACAACAGGCCGTTTAGAAATACAGAAGAGATGGAAACAGCTCTTATTGAAAATTGGAATAGCACGGTTTCCGCTGGAGATACCACCTACATTTTGGGGGACTTCTGCTGGGGTAAAGAGCCGGATTGGAGACGAATTGTTCCATTGTTAAACGGAAACAAGGTACTGATCCGTGGGAACCACGATTTGAAAGAGATGTCTTCCACATTAAAAAAGATGTTCCAAGACATTAAGGACTATAAGGAGATTACCGATGGTGGCCGGCATGTTATTATGTGCCACTACCCTATGCTACTCTATAAGTCTTCTTATAATCCAGATTGTTATATGCTTTGCGGCCATGTCCATACAACACGGGAAAATGATTTCCTTAATAAGTGGAGAGCGGAGCTGAAGAACAGCAGATCGCTTAATTCGCATAGCTGCGGGAACATCATCAATGTAGGCTGTATGCTCCCCTATATGGGATATACGCCAAGGACATTGGATGAAATCATCAAAGCAAATAGTTAATCAATTCGATAGGTGGTGATTTATATGGCGACCAAGAGAACTATGGACATATGGTTTTGTGATAAGTGCGGCAAAGGATATGCCAGCGAGTACGCAGCAAGTATTTGTTGTAAGCAATACCATTGCAGCGTCTGTGGCATTGAAACCCCTCGGTACATTACTAAGTGTGACTCATGTAGGAATAAAGAGCTTTTTGAAAAGGCGCAGAAAATGACCTGGGAAGAGTACGAAGAAAAGTTTCCAGGAAATATGTTTTACTGGAACGACGAGTTCTATTCAGATCTTGGCGATCTACTGGATGCAAGCGAGTTTGGCGGATTTGATGTCCCAGATTATGTATTTGGAACTTATCGTGACTATCTTCGCCTCGATCCAGAAACACATATTGCAGAACTTATAGACAAGTTTGATTGCGACGGTGTGTATTTTGATGACGCTGGGGTGAGAGAGTTTGTAGAGTTCGCAAATGCCTGGAACAAGAAATATGAGGAATATTGTTTTAGGCCAGATACATCAATCGTTGTCTTTGTCCCAGAAGTGTGCGGAAAGAGAGACCAGAATGATTAAGACGGTAGTTGGCGATCTGCTGGATGCCACAGAAGATATTATTGTCCAGCAGGTAAATTGTAGGAGTGTAATGGGATCTGGTGTTGCAAAGGCAATCTACACACGCTGGCCTGAGGTTAAGACAGAATACCACAAATTCTGCCGGCGTTCTACTTCCCCATATGATTTGCTTGGAAAGGTGCAGCTGATCGATGTGGAGCCTGGGAAAGCAGTTGCCAATGTCTTCGGCCAACTCAACTATGGGCGAACTGCCGGGAAGGTCTATACAGATTATGTGGCTCTCACAAAGGCATTCGACCAGCTAAGAACTGCGTTTCACGATAAGTCATTGGCTTTCCCATACAACTTCGGATGTGGTCTTGCAAATGGCAGCTGGAGCGTAGTCTACAAAATGATTTGCACATATTTTAACGACATGGATGTGACGATCTACAAACTGCCAATCTCAGAGGAAGGAGAAATTGCAGCATGACGCTATATTTCAAAGGAAGCAATGGGAATATGCGGGAGATTGCTCAGATTAGCGATAGCTTATCGACGGAAGAAGCCCGCGCTGAAGCGCTCCAACATATCAAGAAGTTCTGTGATGATCGCCATTTCCATATTTATTATGTCCGAATGTGGAATACAAAAGTGAAAGGGAAGAAGATGACTACCTTTGATGTTGGTAGTCATACAGAGTTCTTTTATACACACCCCATTGTGTTCAATTCGGAGGCGGTGGAGGAATGATTATTATGCCTCACATCGACGGCTGCACCATTGTTACAGAGAGCGGGTTCTGCTCCGTAATGGGACATCCGTATGATATTATCGAGGGGCTTTTCATTAAAAGAACGAAGATTGATGATATTACAACTGTCATTGCCCAATCTGTAAAAGAAGTGTCGGTTCTGGAGGGGAATATCCACGCTGGATATTATATTGATCTGCTGAAACAGATTGGCGTTAAGGTCAATATCATCCCACAAAAGAATCCAGAGAAAGTTTTCAAAGAGGTGAAATAATGGACAGACTTGTGGCAATTGGAGACATCCATGGGTGTGTGCATACGCTAAAAGACTTACTCAATAGAGTATCATATTCCAGTCAGACAGATACACTTGTCTTCATCGGAGACTACATTGATCGTGGATACTTCAGCTATGAGGTTGTAAGTATGCTGATTAAGCTTCAGCATCAAATCGGCAAGGATAAGGTTGTATGCCTCAGAGGAAACCATGAGCAGATGGCGATTGACGCATATAGGCATGGTAATTATTCGCTCTGGTATCGAAACGGCGGGCGCTCAACTGAATACAGTTTTGAGAAAAACGGCCAGGATATTGCTAACGCAGTTTCATGGTTTGAGACATTGCCACTTGTTTACGACACCCCAGAGATTATTTTCTGTCATGCCGGCTTGTCCTATCCCCTGCTGCAAGATAACAGCCAGGAAGATCTTCTGTGGGGACGCGATTGGATTCAAACAGATACAGAAGAACGAGAAAAGCAAGTTGTATTTGGACACACACCAAGGACTGACAGAAGAGCCTACACAGCCCCAACAGGAGACATATGTATTGATGCTGGGTGTGTATACAATGGCCGCCTATGTGCGCTCGTCATCCAAGACAACGGACAAAGCGCCTGTGTGTATGTGAATAAGAATTTGGAAGATGATTTGTAAGGAGTTAGTTAATTGATTTGAGGTGATTCATATAGCATTCAAAATTTTAGTCTTTTATAAAACTGACGATGCGTTGGAGCAATATATCAACCGCTTCCGGTCTGTTTCGCAGGAGAGTTTAGTTACTTCAAGCAAAAATGAGCGGTTGTATCTCTTTGACGGAGTTCAAGTCACGTGTATCAGAGGGCTGAATGAAAACATGCGTGGAAGATGGGCGGACTTTGTAGCCGTACAGGAAGATTTGACATGGGGCGACACATGGGAAGAAATTCGAGATTCTATTCTCTACCCCATGTTATGCAGCCCAATCCCAATTCAGATTTTCGATGGAATTTCTGAAAATAAAGGTTAATTGTGCCGCTCCTGGACTGGTAGGTGTAGTAGGAGGAATTACATGAACGCAACAAGACAATTTGCTGGAGTTCAACCCAGCGAAAAGATAGCAGTGAATACGAGCGATCTTCAGGCCATGCTTGGGTGTGGCCGAAGATCTGCCGTACAAATTGGGGAACTTGCAGAAGCCCGTATTCAGTTTGGAAAGCGTGTCTTCTGGAATGTGAAGAAGGTGAAAGAGTATGTTGATGCAATCTCAAGTTGATGTTACCATTCTCCCCTGCCCCGTTTGCGGCAGAACCCCATCCGTGTCTCTCAAAGGAATTGCCGGACACGGATGTTGGGCTACCTTAAAGTGCAAGCCATTCCTTGGACGGGCGCACCTTAAAGTAACTGAGGGGAAAGCTCACCCAGAAAGAGCACTTAGATGCGCGGTTGACACGTGGAATAAAGCTGTTATGGAGAACGAGGAATATGATGATTAGAGGCCATGTAGAAGCTCGACCATGGAAACCTCAAGATCTCCTTGACGATTTACAGAAAATGATTGATGAAGAGCCGGACGCTTATCTCAATGACCGCCGCACCACGCTCTGTACTGCCAGAGATTACTTAAAAGAATACTTCAATACCTATCTTCCTGAGCAGAAAAAGGCCATAGACAGTGGCCTGCCGCTTCATTACTACCCAGTTTACCGCAAAGCTTTACGGGATCTAAAGGATGGTATCGAAAAGGTTGGAGACGGCTTCAAAAGGTACAGCATGAATAACTGGAAAGGCATGATGGCTGTCATTGATATGGTTTTAGCAGATCCAGAAAAACTCATGTACTCTGCAAGTTTAGAAGGATATGAAATTCCAGAGCCATACATAACCAAGTTCAGAGCTTGGCAAAGAAAGCAAAAAGAAAAATTGGAGGCTGAAAGGAATGCCAAAGATTCTGATCAAGCTTAGAAAGAAATGGTGTTTTGGCTTATGTGACCGTTGTGTATGGAAATATAACGGAGGGTGCAGCGAATGGAGGAAATAGACTACAAACGCTCTATCGAATTACTTAATAGAGATGTAGATGCCTGCTTAGAAATTATCGAGAGATGGAAAAAGAACTCCGCATATCTGGTTTCCATCGGAGTCATGCCGCCAGATCAGTGGGGCGTTCCATTGGTAGAAAAACTGGTTCCGTATGAGCGATATGATGTAGTCTACCACTGCAATCCGGCAACAGGAGATAAAATCCTAAACCGCTATATTCTGAAGAACGGTTTTGAACTATACAGCATTGGTTTCTCGTGTAAATCAAGAAACGCTTCTGTCCTCTATTCTTATGTAATTGCAAATAGTGTCAGGGACGCAAAAGAAAGATTCAAACGCATTTATGGTAATTACATGAAAATCTATAGTGTACAACAGTGTGATGAAGAAATTAAACGCGATGTATTGAATGAGTATTGGAAGCATCCAACCAGCATTTTATAAAAAGACGAGATTATAGGAGGACGCATGGACACATATCTCACAATCATGGTTACTGTGCTTGTTGCAACACAGGTAATTCGTATTGCACAAAATACGATCCAGCTTCACCGTCAGAACAAACTTATCAAGAAAGAAATTGCTCACCTTGGCGATGTGACGCAAGAGGATTTTGACAATCAGCGAAAAGCCTATAAGCTTGCAATCGAGTATTTTGAAAGGGCAAATATCACTCAAGGCCAAAACGGGTTAAATCTATTTAGTAATGCGGAGAAAGCTCAATGATAAAACAAGACTATAAATCTGGCCGTGTTCAAGTAGAGGGTCGGACATTTGAAATCGAGTTTTGGACTGAAACACATTTTGGTTTGCCATATGCAAGTGTGTCAGAAATCAAAACCAAAGAAGTAAGAGCGCATCTGTTTTCTAAGAAAACCAAAACAAAAGAAATAAAATGCGGAATTAACTATGGGTGGATGTCATCTAATCGTTTAGACTGGGCATTGAGGCAAATAGCTGAACACCTTCAGAGAGAAAAGGACGAGCTGGAAGAGCTGAGGCAGATAAATAAATTCTGCGGTCTGAGTAAAGGAGCCTGATATTATGAATCCATGTAAAGATTGGTGCTTCGCTCGATTCGGCAAGGAGTATACAAAAGAATGTGATAAGCACTGCGACTATGCAAGACTTCATGTTGAGCTTAAACAACTTCGTGCAGACCTGGAACGGGTAAAAGCGGATAGGAATGCAGCGATTGAACAGTTACATGGTTATTGCCCGGCTTGTAAGAACTACACGCCAAACCATAATGAAGGGGAATGCGAAGAGTGTAAACATGAATATTTCCAGTATCAGAACATTGATGCAAGGGATAAATGGGAATGGTGCGGCATTAAGAAGGGTGACCATGACGCTTGAGCAGGGCTTTTATACCGACGATGGGCAGTTTTTGAATCGGTACGATGCTAAAAATCACGCCATTGCTTGCAGGCAAATTACATCGTCTGAATTTGCTGAGTTGTTTTCAGAGGATTTGTGGCCGGAATAAAAGATTAGTTTGGTGGTGATAAAGTGGAGTTCTCAAGTTATGAAGATATGAAGAAATTTGAGGCAGAGCGAGAACAGTTCTATCTTGATTTCCTCGATATTTGTCATTCATTTGACCCATTCCGTTTCAAGTTTTATAAGAGACTTTTTCTCGAATCATTCCACCCCAAATACCGCTCTCAGAAAAAGTTATACGATGGTTACTACGGTGGCTGGTGGCGTGATAGCGACGGACGCCCATGCGCAAATCCTATTCAGCTTATTGATATTGATTCTGTATCTGATGGGGAAATTTGTATAGAGCGTGACGATAGCTGCATCTATGCGGTTTATCTGAAGAAAGATGGTTGTCTGGTTAAGATAGACCCGCAGATAATGTGGCAATAAAACAGAACTTTGGTGTGGAGGATTATTATGTCGGCTATTGGAAGCGCGATTGCTATAACATGGGCGAAATTTGGACTCAAAATTGAAAAAACGATAGAAAATCAGGATATGCTTGAGATTTATATTAGCGTACCTGAAAGGAGTTTCCATCAAAATGCTTCTGGCGAAGAGATGTCCGGTATGACACTGGCAAAAAGGTTCAAAACAACTCTGGTCGAGATGGGAGTAAAAAGACTTACCGTCAAATCTCGTATACGGATCGGAGAAGTTTGGACAAAAGAACTGTCAGATGAAGCGGAGCTTAATATGAGAAAACAGTTGTTTGGAAGTCAATATTGATAAAATAAAAACGGGGTGCAGCGCACCCCGTTAAAAAATCACTATAAATCGAACAATCGTTTCTATACTCAGATCTCTTCACCAGTCTCTTTATTGATAAGCCTACCTTCATAACGGTATCCCAGCGCCTCAGCGATCTCCGCCAATTCCTTTTCGCTGAAGTTGTCCCGCTTGAACTTTCCGCTCAGATTTTGAGAGGTACAGCCTATGGCGGCAGCAAGGTCTTTTACGCTCCTATTCTGCTTGATTAAGGCAATACGGATCTTCTCTGTCATCATGGGCTTCCCCTCCCCTATTATCTTAATTGTAAACTAACGCACGAATAAAATCAACGCTAAATTTCAAAAGTAACTTTTCAGCGATTTTATCCCTTGACGAATTTCGCTCTTTGATTTATCATGTAATTGTAGAGTGAATTTATTTTCTTAAATCTTACGAAAGGAGAGAATGTCATGGCCGGCCAGAAACGAACCGACAATAAGGGGCGTATCCTTAAAGACAATGAGACCCAGCGCAAAGATGGGACTTATCGTTTCACATACACTGACGCAGATGGCAAGAGACATGATGTATACAGTAGACGGCTTGTGCCAACTGACCGTCTTCCTCCTGGTTGTAAAGACGATTTGAGTCTCAGAGAAAAGGAGCGGAAAATCCTCCGTGACCTTGAAGACGGTATCAAAGCTACCGTAGAAAACAGAGCCACTTTGAATGACCTCTTCAATCTCTATATTTCCAATAAACCAGAGCTGAAGCAATCCACCCGCGCCAACTATCTCTATATGTACAAGAAGTATGTCCAAGACGATATTGGCAAGAAGAAAATCTCAAGCATTAAGTATTCAGATGTCAAGGCTTACTATAACCGTCTCATAAGAGAGCGGGGATTTAAGCCCAACTCCATGGAGATCATTCACACCATCATCCACCCTGTCTTTACGATGGCCGTGCGTGATGGTTATATCCGTATCAATCCCGCCACCGGCGCTATGGCAGAAATCAAGAAAAGCAACAATTGGGAAAAGCCAAAGCGTCACGCTCTGACTAAAGCAGAGCAGGCAGCTTTCATCGACTATATTAAAAGCAGTAAAATTTATAACCACTGGCTCCCGCTCTTTACTGTTCTCCTGGGAACTGGGTGCCGTATCGGGGAAGTCATTGGCCTGCGCTGGGAGGACTGCGACTTTGAGGACGGGATTATCAGCATCAACCATAACATGGTGTACAGAAAGTATGATGGCGAATCCAAATCTCGTTTCCATATTGAAACGCCAAAGACAGAGGCCGGCACCCGTATCGTCCCCATGCTGGAAGAAGTCAAAGAGGCGCTGCGCACAGAATGGGCAAAGCAAGAAATCATAGGCTTTAATGAGTCTATTATAGACGGCTATACGGGATTTATCTTTCAAAATCGGTATGGCGATCCACTATCCCCTCACAGCGTCAACCGCGCCATTGACCGCATTTGTGCTGCCTATATCGAAGACGAAACTATTCAGGCCGACAGAGATGGCCGTGATCCCGTTCTGATCCGCCACTTCTCTGCCCATAATCTCCGTCACACATTCTGCACCAGGTATTGCGAGGTTGAGAAAAATATAAAAGCCATTCAGGAGATCATGGGACACGCCGACATTGAAACCACCATGAACATCTACGCTGAAGCCACAAAGGAGGTAAAGAAACAATCCTTTGCGAATCTCGAAGGTAAAATCAAGATATCTTGATGGGAGGGATTTTTGTGGGCAAACTCGTTGACTTATCTGGTAGGACATTTGGCCTGCTTACTGTTTTGCAGAGAGTAGAAGACCGCAAGCCAGGTCGCCCCATGTGGCTTTGTCAATGCGAGTGTGGGAATACCGTCGTTGTATCGTCCACTAATTTACTCAAAGAAAATGGAACAAAGTCATGTGGGTGCCTACGACACAAGCAATCTCCCACCCTCATTGATTTAACTGGTGAAGTCTTTGGAAAACTCACTGTAATCCAGAAAGATATTGCCACTGAAAGCGGAAAGGCAAGGTGGATTTGCAAGTGTGAATGTGGCAACACGGTATCCGTTCTATCAGACAGTCTTAGAAAAGGTAAAACAAGATCCTGTGGCTGCTCCCAGTTCCAACTCCAGCACGACCTTACAGGCCAGACATTTGGCTATCTCAAAGTAATCGAGCCAGTGCAGAATGAACGGATCGCCGGCAATGAAACCAGATGGAAATGTCTCTGCCAAAACTGTGGTCGTACAGTGGAAGTCGGTAGCTATTGGCTGCGACACAGCGATCCATACGGACACTGCAAATGCACCAGATTTAACAAGCCTCAATAAAAGCCCGTAAACGGCTCTCAGAGCGTTCAATCTCTTTACAGGTAAAACTACACTCCCAAATCCTAATCGTCGCTCCTGGGCTATCCTGGGCGACAACACGAGAAAAAAAATAGGGTACAGATCTCCGAATTGGATTTCTGTACCCTTTAATCTTTCTCTGACAAAAAAATAGGGAGCCAGCACAAGGCCAGCTCCCTAAATTCAGTCGGATTTTGCTTTTCGGTTCTACCACATTTTCATGTGGTATTTTCGGCAAATGTGGTAACGCTGTGGTAAGATAAAAACACGATCCAGCAAAAGCACAATATATAGTGTTTGTTTTAATCAAAATCACTCTATATCGTGTGTTTTGAGCGAATTAGTCACCCAGGGGCTTCATGGTGGGGAACAGCAGCACATCGCGGATGGAGGCAGCGCCGGTGAGAAGCATGACAAGGCGGTCTACGCCCATGCCCATGCCGCCCGTGGGGGGCAGGCCGTACTCCAGGGCGGTGAGGA